CACTGATTTTGGTAATTTACTTTGGAAAGCATGTACTATTATGTTCCCTAGTCCAAGAACTGAAGGTTTTTATAAATGTATGCAAGATGCGGCTACTTGGATTGAAAACGGTGACATAATTGTTGATAGATTTTGGTCAAACGCATATCCTAGAGTATCACAGTGGGAACAGGCATTTGAAGAAAGTATTAATCGAAAAGCCAATCAAAGCAGAGGCTACTTACTTTGGTAAAATTGGATTTGACTTTATATATTAATTATTATATACTTACAACATGTTAGATACACAACAAAGACAAGACGTCACATATTTTACAGGCTACGAAGTAGAGCATACTGTTTGTCATGGCATGTTCACTTTGTTTGTTGTAGGCACACCTCCTTTAGAAGACATACTTCGTAAGGCAGGGGATACACAAGCATACTTGGACGAAAGCAAACGTATTAAACATATTTACTTTGGCACTAGTCAAAGTTTTAATCCTAAAAGTATTAGCCACGAAGAATATAAAGCATGGGATGAAGTTATTATTGGCTGTTTAAAAGCAGACTATTGGGTTACTTTAGACTTTGGTGTTGAACACATTGAAGGTGTATTGGAATCAGCATATAACGAATATCCTCGCTTTGTTCCCATGATTAGTGTCAAGTTACCTTACATTAATCAACTCAACTATAATGCCACACTTAAACTGGACGACCGAACTTGGGGTGCTACAAATCCAGGTGTGTGGACACATCACTTACAGAGCTTGATGAGTAAAGACAAGTATACTCATTGGGATCAGTACACACAAGATACAACACTATGATTCTTAAACAAGATATACGGCCGCTTAAAATGATTTGGGTCACATTTCAAAAGGAAGGCATCCATTGCTATCCTGCGGCCGCAACAGACCCTAACCTAGCAACAGGAGATCAATATGATGTATCGTTTCTTGCTAATCCTCATCGTCATATTTTCCATTTTAGGGTATGGCTTAGTGTCACCCACAATGATAGAGATGTGGAATTCATTCAGTTCAAGCGATGGCTTGAACAACTGTATTCTAGCGCACAAGGTGTTTTGTCGCTAGATCATAAGAGTTGTGAAATGATGTCAGACGATTTGTATGACGTTATTTCCAATAAGTATCCAGGCCGTGAGGTTTGGATTGAGGTCTCCGAAGACGGAGAAAATGGTTCATTTATTAAGTACTAAAATTAAAGGAAATACTCCTATGAAAAACGAAGTCGTTAAGATTTTTGATGACCTGGACAACTATCTCGACTTTTGTCGCTTTGAGTTGCGTAACTATAACCCAGCTGACCTTTATAATAGGGAAAGTCAAAATTGGCGAGATTTTGAGTACAGCCGTCGACCTAAGAAGGCATGGAACGGTGAACGTAAACCTTATTTGGGCAAGAATCCTCGTCCACATAATCCAAATTTTAACAGCAAACCAAGGTTCAAAGACTGATGAAAGTCTTTTTAGTCGACCTTGAAGCAGTTGACACACGGTACACTGGTCAATGGAAAACTAGTGTACCCAAACTACTTAAAAAGGCAGGACACAATGTTCAAATTATCTCTGGTCCTATGGACATACCTAGTGCTACCACTCCAGGAGCGTTTCTTAACTTTGGCGGGACTAATATATACAAGGCTAGTCAAGTTGAGCAGATGGGTCGTTTATTTTGTAACGGAGCCGTTCATCCCGGCGATCACTTTATTTTTACTGATGCTTGGCACCCAGGTATCATAAACTTAAAGTACATGAGTGAGTTGTTAGGTATTCCAGTAACTACACATGGCCTATGGCATGCTGGTAGCTATGATCCACAGGACTTTCTAGGACGTCTTGTTGGAGATAAGCCTTGGGTAAGGCATGCAGAAAAAAGTTTCTACCATGCTTTTGATCACAACTACTTTGCCACAGACTTTCATATTCACATGTTTTACGAAAACTTGATCCAACCAGATCCGGATCGTAAAGTAAGTATGTATAAGACTGTATTTGACGATACGTTATTCAACAACAAGGTTGTACGCACAGGCTGGCCCATGGAGTATATGGATGATATACTTACCGCATACAAGGGTATGCCAAAGCGTGACTTAATTTTATTTCCGCATCGTATTGCTCCAGAGAAGCAAGTTGAAATCTTTCGTGACTTAAAAGAACACTTGCCACAATATGAATTTGTAGTGTGTCAGGATCAACAGCTAACAAAAAATGAATATCATAATTTGTTAGGTGAAGCTAAACTAGTGTTCAGTGCTAACTTACAAGAAACACTTGGCATTAGTTGGTATGAAGGTGCAGTAGTAGATGCCATTCCTATGGTGCCTGACAGACTAAGCTACAGTGAAATGGCGTATGATACATTTAAGTATCCTAGCAAGTGGACTGAATCGTTTGAAGCATATACAATACATCGTAAAGAAATCTGTATGCAGATTATAAGTTATATGGAAAATTACGACAAGTACTTACCACAGTTACGTAAACAAACAAAGGATTTACATGAGCAATTCTTCAGCGGAACAAATTTACTCAATAACATTAGATGATACTATCAGTACTAGCATACTTACTGATACAATCACACTAAGTCCATCATACGGTGCAGTCCCATCATATAGTACGGCTATGGGTACATATACTATTAGTACCGGTGCTAGTAGCACATTTACTACTGGCGCAGGTTCAAGTACATTTACTATAGATCCAACAACATTTAGTTGGAATGACGAAGAATGGGTCAACGCATTTCCGCAGTGGGCAAGGATTGAGGATATGTGTAAACAATATCCAGGATTAAAAATTGCGTTCGAAAAGTTTAAAACTACTTACAAACTTGTAAAAGACGACTATGATACTCCAAAAGATAAAAAATAAATTCTTTTCTTGGTTAGAATCACACGATCGTAAACGTGTGATCATGGATCGAGTTGATAACGAACCGTATCTTGAGAGGTACTATATCTTTCTTAAAGATAGGACATGGTTTCCATTCAATGTGTTTGTACATAAGTTCCTTAAAAGCGATCCCGACGATGTACACGATCACCCATGGCCCTATGCTACTCTAATACTTAAAGGCGGCTACTATGAATGGATTCCACAATTTAACAACTACGGTGAAAAGATTGGTGAGATTGCAAAGTGGCGAGCTCCAGGTCATTTTCGTATTTGTAGTTCTACTAGTTATCACAGGATTGAACTAGATCCTAATGTAACAGCTTGGACTTTGTTTATGCCGGGTCCACAAAAAAGAGAATGGGGATTTCTCGTAAAAAATAAATGGATACCAAATGGCGACTATCTTGAATCACGCAAACAACACAGTACATAATGGCGGAACAGTAGTAGGTACAACACCTTTAACTCATAATCTTCCTGGATATGTAGGTGTTTCGCAGCCGCCGGTATATACTACCTCGGGAACGTCTGGACAATTTTTAACGTCCTCTGGCAGTAATGGCATGACATGGACTACTGGTACTACAACTACCCCGTACGATGCTGTATTAGTAGCCAATCAAAATCCAGCTAGTTTAGAAGTTAAAGGTCGTATGATTATTAACGGCAAAGACATAGAAGAACGGTTAGATACTATTGAAAAAGTCTTGCAAATACCCGAACGAGATGCTAAACTAGAAAAGAAGCATCCAAAGCTAAAGAAACTGTATGATGAATACATTCAAGCATTGGGTAAGTATAGAACATTTGAAGCAATCAAAGGAGAAGACGGTGGATAACGTACAACAAAGAATGCAAGAATTAATGGAACCTATCGATCAACAAATCATGATGTGCGACGACAGGAATGATCAACTTATGCTAGCATGTGCAATGATGACCGCTGTCAAAGATATATTTGACTTGCATATTGGTGAAAATGGTCGTAAACAAATGTTTAAAGATTATGTATGAACAAGTATATTATTGATAACGCTGAATTCAAACTGTTAGTTACTGGTATTTGTAGAGAAATTTCTGCGACCGACTGGAGACCAGACTACATTGTGGGCATTACTAGAGGTGGGCTATTACCTGCAATAATGATTAGCCAATGGTTTGATATACCTATGCAATCATTAGATGTTAGCCTCAGAGATAATAATATATGTGTTAGCAACTTCAGTATGGCTGAAGATGCATACGAAGGTAAGAACATTCTTATTGTAGATGACATCAACGATACTGGTGCTACATTAAATTGGATTATGCAAGATTGGCCAAGTGGTTGTCACCCTGATGCAATTAGATGGCCAGATATATGGAATAATAATGTTAGATTTGCAACAGTAGTAGATAATCTAGCCAGTAAGTTCAATGCCATAGTAGACTATGCAGGAATGGAAGTTAACAAAGCAGAAAAAGATGTATGGATTGAATTTCCGTACGAGGAGTGGTGGACTAAATGACCGAAGATGAAATTAGGATGAAGATATCACAAGTAGATGCTGATATTGAAAAAGTTGTAGGGCAAGAAAATGCTGATAAAAAAGGAGACATGCTCCGTCAGTATAGAGAGTTTTTACTAGAACAATTGAATAATTTAACAAATGAATGATTTAGAAAAGGCATTAGATGAAAAACGAGCTCCTTGGACAGAAATCGAATATCGAACAAAAGACTTCTGGGTCTTCAGAGACATATATCCAGTTACCGCAGGGCATTTGTTATTTGTGCCTACCCAAGAGCAAGGTAACAATCTCTGGGAGTGCTTCAAAGCAGCCTACAAATTTGGGTACGACGGGGTTGCGTCAGAAAGATGGGACGCTTTTAACATTGGACAAAACTGCGGCGAGGCTGCTGGTCAAACAGTAATGTATCCTCACGTACATATGATACCAAGAAGACACGGAGATATGGAAGATCCTCGAGGAGGAGTTAGACATGTTATACCAGAAAAAGGAAATTATAAAAAATGAGTGACGGTGGTAAAGGATCAAAACCAAGACCATTTAGCGTAAGTCAAGAAGAATTCGCTAATAGTTTTGAAAAAATATTTGGTAAAAAGGAAAGAAACATGCAAGTACGAGTTAAAGAAGATACTAACGAAATTGGTAAGTGCGGCTGCGGTCGTAGTCCTACAGGCAAGTGCATTGGCTGGCACGGGCTAACCGAAGAGGCATTCCAAGAACGTCTTGAAAAATATCAAACAGGTCAACAGGATCTAAGTGGAAAAGATATCTAATCGAGTTGTAGTGCTTTGGAACAATCAGAACGGTTTCTGGTGGAATGAAACTTGTGCTATAGTACTAGAAGTATTTGGATTACCAGGTGGCCGCTACGAATCGAGGCCGTCCCACGATGCAATGTTTTTTGATTTTAAGAATGATAAAGACGCAGACTTATGTCGTATATTACTAAGTGAGAGATTATGATAGTATTTCAAAATCAGTGGGAAACGTTTGAGTCTTTTGATTTTAGTAATTTAATCACCAACGAAGATCAAACTGCGGCAATGACCGATATTAGAGCTATTATAAATGCTGGACAGTATTTTACTAATAGCCCACGATATCAAACTAATGTAAATGTGTTTGGGCATCCCGGTGAACACTGGATGAAATTTAAAATGAGTTTTATCTTTAGTTGTTTTATGTACCTAAAACAAGAAGTAAAAATTGATCAAGTACAGAGTTGGAGTTTTATGACTTCAAATAAAACTGTCGAAGACAGAGATAAGTTATGGCACACTCACCAATATGGTAGCGAAAGAACGCTGTCGGGCATATACTATTTGCATATACCAGACGATGTTGCAGACCTAAATACATGTGGCACAGAGTTTGCTATAAACGGGATTGATAAACCTGAACGTCATACAGTTGTACCTGAAAAGTATAAATGGTTGATTTACCCAGGAAAAACTTGGCATAGACCTTGCCCGCCGCAGTCTAGTCAAGATCGTTTTATAATTGCGGCAGATATGGTTTTTTAAAGGAAAGAAAAATGAAAGTATTACACGAATCAGTTGCTCACACCGCCCGTGAAGCAACAATTAAAGAAAACGAAGGCTTCCGTGTTCGTATGGAAAAACATGAAGTACTAAGCCCTAAAGGAACATTCAGTCTTGATTTTATTCAGGAAAGTTTAAAAGACGGTGATGTTGTAGATAGTCAAACTTATAATTTTTTTATGACCAAAGAAGAAATTGAAAAGCTGGCTCACGCAATTACCCTGTGAAGATCGATCGTAGCCATATTGAAATAGTAGTAGCAGCCAATCTTATTTTGATGGCTGCTACTGCTCTTTGGTTCTTACCTGCGCCAAAAGAAAAAGCATACGATTGCAGTATTTCGGAAATTAGCCCAGACTATCCTTTACAAGTTAAAGAAGCCTGTCGAAAACTTCGAGCAACTAAAGGTTGATAAAACCTAAATAATACTGTACAATAATACAAAGGCAATCCACTGCCATAACATCGGAGAAATTTAATTGACAAGTAAAGAAACAGGACTAGACGCTATGGCAGGCGATGGCGGCTATAAAGAAGAAAAATACCTAGGTAACTATCTTCGTTTTAAAATGAAACGAGATGGTAAAAGATTCTGGGCAGGCGATAACATTAGCGAATATATTGACAATGATCATGTTAAAGAACAACTAATCGACGAAGCCGCAGAAGCATTTGAACTAGTGCTTGATCGTTTACTAATTGATCGTGAGGACGATCCAAACTCAAAAGGTACAGCAAGACGTCTTGCTAAGATGTACTTTAATGAAATAATGGCAGGAAGATATGAACCAGGACCAGACGCAACAGCGTTTCCAAATGATTCGGCGGACCGTTACGAAGGTATGTTGGTTGTTCGTAGTGAGCTTCGCAGTATGTGTAGCCATCATCACCAACCCGTTAGTGGTGTTGCTTATATTGGCATTATTGCCGCTAATAAACTTATCGGCTTATCTAAGTACACACGTATCGCACAGTGGTGTGCAAGACGAGGTACTCTCCAGGAGGAACTTTGTAATGACATTGCTAGGGAAATCCAAAAAGCAACTGACTCCAAAAACGTAGCAGTCTATATTCAAGCTGTTCACGGATGCTGTGAGAATCGTGGCATTATGGCACACTCTAGTCTAACACAGACTACAGTACTTAAAGGTACATTCAAAGATGATCCTCATACAAAGAAAGAATTCTTTGACAACATTAAACTGCAACAGGAGTTTGCACCGCGATGAAATACATTACTAACAAGTTTGAAAGCATTCGTTTTCCAGTAGAGGAAGGCTTGTTAGAATGGTTGCAGGAAAACTATCCTGCATCTAAATATTATATAAAGGAAATATAAAATGGCAAAACTAACTAAATTAGCAAAAGTAAATGAATCTATTACTATCAATCGTTACGATAACGGTTGGATGGTAGAAGTTGGCGGTCGTGATGGCGAAGGTGAATGGAAGAACTCTAAGGTTGTATGCAATACAGAAGAAGAAGTCCTTGCTGTAGTTAAAGAATACAACGCAATGGATTTAGATAATTAAGGAGAACTATTATGTTTGGAACAAATTATACAGGCGGTGATGTACTAAGTTACCGCAGTGCTAGCGAAATTAATTCAGCAATGGGCCGTGTTTACGGACACATGAGCCTAGCAGTTATCGTATCAATGTTTGTCAGTTACTTTGTGGGCACTAGTCCAGAATTGTTACAATTCTTTTTTACAGGTGTACTAAAGTGGATTGTGATCTTTGCACCCTTAGTGGCAATTTTTGGTATCAGTTATGTTTTAGGTAACAACCCTAGCAAAGGAGTTGCTCAACTTTGTCTGCATGGTTTTGCGGCATTAATGGGATTGAGCTTTGCTACAATTTTTGCTGTGTTTAATATGGGCAGTATTGTTAGTGCGTTCATGGGTGCGGCAATCTTGTTTGGTGTTATGAGTGGCTATGGCTACTTTACTAAACAGAGTTTAGATAGCCTTGGTAAATTTATGTTTGTGGGCCTGATTGCAATTATTATTGCTAGCATTGTTAATATCTTCATTGGTAGTACAGTTATGCAAATGGTAATTAGTGCATTAGCAATTATCATTTTTATGGGCTTAACTGCATATGACACACAACAAATTCGTGAAGCAGTTAGCGTTGACACTAGCCCGGCTGTAGAAGTAACAGGTGCGTTGACGTTGTACATGGACTTTATCAACTTGTTCTTAAACTTATTACAGTTGTTTGGTGACCGGAAATAATCATGTCTAAAGTCTATCTAGTTAAACCGCTTGAAAAGAAAAGTATTGTTTGGCATATTGAAATGTTCCGTGAGAATAGGGACGGTTCTATTAGCTGGTTCAACATGAGCGAAACATATCGCTGGGGTCAAGGTTTTATCGAAGGAGATATGGATTGTAACTTGCCGTACAACGGCGACAATACAGTATATGCTAAAAATGATTGCGGTTGGGGTGCTGAACTAGAAGATAGTTGTGCTATTGATTGGGACTTTAGCGACGACTTAGACGAAGAAGCACAAGAGTTTATCAAAGAGTGTTACTATAATGGTGACCCGGATGACGAAAATGTTCCAGATATGGGCGGTGCGGCATGGCTATTTGATGGTACCCATGATTGGCAAGTTGAAGACGATTACTTGGAAATCATCGGGCCTTACCAAATTAGCTTATGTGAAGAAGATGGAACAGTTATCGAAGAAAACGTAGTACTGAAGGATCGACCAAATCCTAGTACAAGCTGGCCTTTTAGCCAAGAATTTCCCAAGGAAGAATAAAATGAACTCAGTAGATATGGCAAATAATTTAATTTTTAGAGCAAAACATTTGACTGAATTTATTGTTACAACTAGCGTCCCGGAAGATTTTAGATTTAACGGTGTTGTTCCTTTTGACATGGAAATTAAAGACGGAGAAATTGCTGCCAAAGTTTATGCTGTAGACTTTGACGAAGCTGTAACTAGATTAAATGATTTTTTGGAAACTTGCAAATGACAGAAGAAAAGAAACCTATGAAGATTGAATTTGCGCCCGGTTGCTTTGATCAGTTTGACGGTACTCAAGAAGAACTAGACGAAATGATTGCTCAAATACAACAGATGTTTGACAGCGGAGAGTTTGAAGAAAACTCTAGACTACTAACTGAAGACGATTTAGAAGACTTGGATCCCGAGGCAATTAAACAAATTATATCTATAATCGAAGATGAAGAACTCCCAGATGAGTTTAAAAGGAAATTACAATGAACTGGTTCAAACGAATGGTGATTAAGTGGGTGCGCGACGACTGGGAACAAGCCAGAGAGGACCAACCGCATCACTATAACACACTTTCTAAAGCAAGTATGGTTACTACACGAAGCGGAGTTGACAGCGAACCTACTCTAAACTTTAAAGTGTATAGTGCCGTTGGTGGCAAGATTGTAGAGTTTAGTCGATATGATCGTAAGACTGATCGACACGACCATCAAATTTATATTATTGGTAAAGACGAAGACTTTGGTGCAAAGATTAGTAAAATTTCTACCTTAGAGGTTTTAAAATGATTCCGCAAGAACCGGCTCAAGGAGTACTACTAGTTAAAGATTGGGGAACTAGTAAAATGTACAAAGCAGTATGTGAATGCGGAGATAATGACTGCACACATACTATTGACGTTGAAGCAGAGGATACTGGCATTGTTGTAACCATTTATACTACAACTAGAACTAATTTTTGGACTAAGAGCAGGTGGCATCATATTTGGCGTCTGTTAACCAAAGGTTATACAGATTACGAAACTTGTATTATCATGACCAAACAGGTTGCATTAAACTACGCAAGTGTGTTACAATTAGCAATCAAAGATTTAGAAGAATTTAGGAAACAGAATGTCAAAAATTAAAATTGCAGAATTATTTTATTCAATTCAAGGTGAAGGACGCTACATGGGCGTCCCGTCTGTGTTTCTACGTACATTTGGTTGTAATTTTAAATGTGCCGGCTTTGGTATGCCCCGTGGCGAAGTAAGTCACGAAGCTACTGACATTGCGGCAACACATACGATGATTGAGTCTTTTCAAAAGTATGAGGAGCTTCCATTGGTCAGTACAGGTTGTGACAGCTATGCTAGTTGGATGCCTGAGTTTAAAGACCTTAGCCCAATGCTTACAAGCGAAGCAATAGCAGATCGCATTATGGAAATCCTTCCGCAGGATCATTGGAAAGACGAACATCTAGTTATTACAGGCGGCGAGCCATTGTTAGGTTGGCAACGTGCATATCCAGACTTGCTAAACAATCCTAAGATGGAAGGTCTAAAAGAGATTACGTTTGAAACAAACGGTACTCAAAAACTGTCAGCAGAATTTAAAGAGTATTTAAAATTTGGTTGGTTAAAAGCTGGGTATAGGACTGATAGAGAAGTTACATTTAGCGTAAGTGCTAAACTACCATGTAGTGGCGAGAAGTGGGAAGAAGCAATTCTTCCAGATGTAGTTTGCGAATATGAAGAAGTCGGTACAGCATATTTAAAATTTGTTGTTGCAACAGAGCAGGATTTTACTGATGCTGAACGTGCTATTGCAGAATACCGCCAAGCTGGATTTAAAGGACACATTTATCTAATGCCAGTCGGCGGTGTTGAAAGTGTCTATGCAATGAACAATAAAAATGTAGCATTGTTGGCAATGAAACACGGTTTACGATACAGTGACAGATTGCAAGTGCCGTTGTTTAAGAACGAGTGGGGAACTTAAATGAAAAAGTTTATTAAACGCATCTTTGGCATTACTAAATTAGAAGAAGAAAAGGCAGCTGCCGAAAAGGCATTAGTTATTGCTAATAAGGCTGCTGAAGAAGCAAAGGCTGCTGAAGAGATTGCAAAAGCTACTCCAAAAGAACGTGCTACCCTTAGAGGTGAACCTTGGGTAAGTGTACTAGATACTCACGTGAATAAAGATAATATCCGTAACGGCTTTTTTGAGCTTGACTGGAACGATGAGTTTATAGTACAATTGAAACAAGCTGGTTACGGTTTTGACGGTGATCCAGAAGAAGAAATTGTAGATCGTTGGTTCAGAGACCTAGCAAGCAATATGCTAATGGAGCAAGGCCTCGATCCAAGAGTTCGTACAGCAGGTTTTATAAACGTAGTTCCAATTGCTAAAGGCAAATCAGAGGTTTCATGACATATATTATAGTTGATACTGCTAACACGTTCTTTCGTGCTAGACACGTGGTGCAAGGCGGTGCTGATATTAAACTCGGTATGGCTTTTCATATTACTTTCAACTCAGTTAAAAAAGCGTGGAACGACTTTGGAGGGAAACATGTAGTGTTCTGCCTCGAAGGTCGTAGCTGGCGCAAAGACTTTTACGAACCGTATAAACGTAATAGACAAGAAACTCGTAGTGCAATGACTGTTAAAGAACAAGAAGAAGACAAGTTATTCTGGGAAGCATTTGACGAGTTCAAAACATTCATTACAGATAAGACTAACTGTACTGTAATGCAACATCCGCAACTAGAAGCAGATGATTTAATTGCAGGCTTCATTCAGGCTCATCCAAATGACAAGCACGTGATTATTAGTACAGACGGAGATTTCGCACAATTAGTAAGTCCAACCGTTAGCCAATATAACGGCGTAGGTGATTTACACATTACACACGAAGGCATCTTTGATGCGAAAGGTAAACCCGTTAAAGACAAGAAAACAGGTGAGCCAAAGCCAGCACAAGATCCAGAATGGATGCTGTTTGAAAAATGTATGCGTGGCGATACAAGCGATAATGTCTTTAGTGCATATCCAGGTGTGCGTACTAAAGGTAGTAAAAATAAAGTTGGGCTTATGGAAGCATTTGAAGACCGTAAAAGCAAGGGGTTCAATTGGAACAATCTCATGCTTCAGAGGTGGGTTGACCATAATGGTGTAGAACATCGTGTACTCGACGATTATATTCGAAATGTTAAACTGTGTGACCTTACTGCACAGCCTGATGAAATTCGTGCAATTATTAAAGAAACAATCGATACCCATGCGGTGCCTAAAGATGTTACGCAAGTAGGTATCCGTATGCTTAAATTTTGTAATGCTTGGGATATGAAAAAGATTGCAGATAACATACAAACATATGCTGAACCATTCCAAGCAAAATATCCCGAAAGCGCAGTAACATGGCGCAAACTGGTTCAGGAAACTTAAAAATGAAATGTGAATATAAAGACACATGCCCAAACAGTACAGACACATGCGAGGTAACAACTATGACTGATTTATATGCAAAGCCCATCATCGATGGAAAGTTTTGGATCATTGAGCAAGACGGTGTTAAAGTTGGACTACTACATAAAAAAGAAAATAATAAATTTATGCTAAGTTCAACTGACGGTGAAGTCATGTTTAATAAGAAAGACGAGTTGACTAAACGATTTGGTAAAGACTTCTTTCTAAAGAATACTAAAGTTAAGGTCACATCAACTGATGATGTAAAAGAATGTCATGGATTCCCAACAAGTTGTAAACCTTATAATGCAATGTACGATGTAAGACGCAAACTTCCATTGTTTACAAAAAGTGAAAAGTCTAAGAGCTTGTATTGTGCAGGATACTATGTTATCAAATTTGACAAGGGTTGGGTAAAATCATTTTGTCCTAAAGCAATTACTATTGAAAGGTATCCTTTCAAAGGTCCATTTACTAGTGAGATCGAAATGAAGGTAATGTTGGCAAATGCAAAATCAGATTAATCTAACACCAATTACTCAGTTTATTCAGCAGTTACGTACTGCTGAACTTACACAACAAAAAGAACTAAAGATGCCTATTCAGCAGGCAAGACTACTAAATCTTGCTCTTGCTGAAGTTCTTGAAAAAATGAATAGAGACTGGGAATCGCTTTATCATGCTCTTAAACAAGCCGGTGATCCGGCAGTCGTAAACGTTGAAATGGACGGTGGCGGTTTCGAAGACAAATAAAGATAAATATATACGCATATTTCTGGACGTATATATGAGTAGACCGAAACCAAAAGTTTTATTAGAAAACGTAAACAAAAAGACTTACAAAGCCGAACAGATTTTGGAAGCTGAAGCCATCTGGGCTGTTTTCTTTAAAGGAAACCCATTTAACTTAAAGAGCTTTAATAGCCTAACAAGTTATCCAGGCCCTAAGTATAAAAAAGTATCTTTCAGCAATCCTGGCCATGCACACAACTTGGCCAAGAAATTAAATTTAACCTTTGGTACACAAGACTTTCAGGTAGTTGAACTAACTGAAGGCAAAGTAATAAAATGATAGCCAGAGATACCCTAACTAAGATTTTTTTAGCACAATGGGGTAAGAGTATAGATGATACTAATGTTAAACTATATTCACGCAAGTGGTGGCAATCAACTAGAGTAGGTAAGCAAACAGCCTACAGATTGAGCGAAGACGGATTTGAGTTTTTGACAAACGAGCTTGATCTCAAATCATACGAAATACCATTTACCGAACCTATTGAACTCAGTCCCCAAACGATTGTATTTTTGGAAAGATATATTGACTGCCCGTATTTCCTTACTAACCAAAGTATCACAGTGTTCTCAGAACGCAAAAGTTTTGAGCTGTATTTGTTTTCGGACGATATACGTAAGTTTGGGCTAATCAAGGCAATGACTGAGCGCCAAAAAGAATTGGACAATTGAGCACAAAATACTTTAAAAAGATGTTGACGACTTAGCTGAACTTCTGTATAATACATACATCGACAGCAAATTTCGTAAACAATTTTTTAACCCGGAGTATTTATGGCAGAGATTATTTCCCGTACAGTCGGCCCAAAAGCAGCCAAGAAAAGCCTGCGTAAAGCCTTTAAAAATAAACGACCAATTTTTATGTGGGGCCCCCCCGGTATTGGTAAATCAGATATTATTAAACAATTGGGTGAAGAACTCGATGCTCATGTAATTGACGTTCGTTTGTCACTGTGGGAACCTACCGATATTAAAGGTATTCCGTATTTTGACTCAAACACTAATAAAATGGTTTGGGCACCCCCTGGCGAATTGCCAGACGAGGCATTAGCTAGTCAACACAAGCAAATTATTTTGTTCATGGACGAAATGAACTCTGCGGCACCTAGTGTGCAAGCGGCAGCTTATCAGCTTATTTTGAATCGCCGTGTAGGCACTTATAAATTGCCAGACAATGTTGTTATGGTGGCGGCAGGTAACCGTGAAACTGACAAGGGTGTTACTTATCGTATGCCTGCTCCGTTGGCTAACCGTTTTGTTCACTTGGAACTTACTGTTGATTGGGACGACTACTTTGAGTGGGCTACTGAAAACAAGATCCATAAGGATGTTGTGGGCTTTTTGACTTTCTCTAAGAAAGACTTGTACGACTTTGATCCAAAGTCTAGCTCACGTGCTTTTGCTACTCCACGTAGCTGGTCATTTGTAAGCGAACTGTTAGTTGATGACGACTGCGACAACGATACATTGACTGATTTGACATCGGGTGCAATTGGTGAGGGCTTGGCTGTTAAATTTATGGCTCACCGTAAAATTGCATCTAAAATGCCTAACCCAGAAGACATCTTGTCAGGCAAGGTTAAGAAGATGGATTCAAAAGAGATCTCAGCAATGTACTCTTTAACTATCTCCTTGTGCTATGAGCTCAAAGATGCAAACGAGAAAAAGTCTAAAACTTGGAACAATCAAGTAAACAACTTCTTTGAGTTTATGATGAAAAACTTTGAAACTGAGTTGGTTATTATGGGTACTAAATTGGCATTGTCTAGCTATAAACTGCCGTTGGACCCAGATGAGATTGAGTGCTTTGACGAGTTCCATACCAAATATGGAAAATATATCTCGGCAGCTACAGAGAAAAACTAAACAGTTTTAACCTGGTTGACACCGCCTTCGGGCGGTGTTATAATATATACATACAGTAAACAGGAGTAGAGATGTCACACGTAGATCCGATTATAGATAAAATTATTGTAGCTCGCGTAGGCCTGCTACTACGTCATCCATTTTTTGGTAATATGGCAACTCGTCTTAAAATTCAAGATGGTAGTGACTGGTGTCCTACTGCCGCAACTGACGGACGCACTATTTTCTTTAACAGAGAATTTTTTACACCAATGACAACTAAGCAAATTGAGTTTGTCATTGCACACGAGATTATGCACAATGTATTCGATCACCTTGGTCGTCAAGAGGGTCGAGATAAACGTGTATTCAATATTGCCGCAGACTATTGTGTAAACGGACAATTAGTTCGTGACCGTATTGGCGATTTGCCGCCTAAAGAAATTAAAATCTTCCACGATCCAAAATACTACGGTAAAAGTGCAGAAGAAATTTATGACGAAATCTACGAAAAGTATGACGAAGAGCAACTGCAAGCATTAGGTCAATTGCTAGACGATCACGTAGATTGGGGTAAAGGCAGTGGCGATGGCGACGACAACCAGCAAGGTAACGGCGGTCGCCCAAGCTATACTAAAGAAGAATTAAAACAAATCCGCGATGAGATTCGTGAAGCAACAATGCAAGCGGCACAGGCGGCGGGTGCAGGCAATACTCCGGCTAGCGTACAACGCATGATTAAAGAGTTAACTGAACCTAAGATGAACTGGCGTGAAATTTTACGTCAGCAAATCCAAAGTACTATTCGTAATGACTTTACATTCCAACGTCCTAATCGTAAGGGCTGGCATATGAGTGCTATTTTGCCAGGTATGAATTATGATGAAACTATTGACATCTGTGTTAGTATTGATATGTCTGGTAGTATTGGTGATGAGCAGGCTAAAGATTTCCTAAGTGAAATTAAAGGCATTATGCAAGAATACAAAGACTTCAAAATTAAATTGTGGTGTTTTGATACACAAGTATACAATGAAGCAGACTACGACGGTTACTCAATGGACGAATTTGACGACTACGAGCCTATGGGTGGTGGCGGAACTGAGTTTGATGCCAACTGGGAGTACATGAAAGAAAATGATATTAACCCTAAAAAGTTTATCATGTTCACAGACGGTTACCCATACGGTTCTTGGGGTGATGAACAATACTGCGATACTGTATTCATCATCCACGGTAACAATACTATTGTTCCACCGTTTGGTGAGTATGCTTATTACGACTTAGACGATGCAACTAGAAACTGATGCATTTAGTAACGGGCAAGTCGATAGTAAACTATGGGCCGCTGTTGAATTAGAGCAATGTGTTATTGAAAATAATATCGGCTCCCTAGATATGTACATACTAGGGGGCTGGTATGCTTTGTTACATTTCATGTTACAAATACGAAATAACATTACAATAAATTCCTGTAGAAGTTTTGATTTAGATCCGAGTGCGTGTTCTATGGCTAATGTTATAAACAACACTTGGGAAAAAAATGATTGGCAGTTTAGAGCATATCCTCAAGATATAAACACTCTAGATTATCCTTTGCATGTCAACTGTGTCGTAAACACTATTACAGAACATGTTAAAAGTAGAGATTGGTTTGATCGTATTCCTAAAGGTACATTATGCCTTATCCAATCAAACAATCTAGTGCATCAAGATCACGTATCTACAGTTGATAGCATTGACGAATTAAAAAATGCGTTTCCGCTGGATCAAATTATGTACGAAGGTAGTAAGGTGTTAGACTCTTACACACGTTTTATGATTATAGGAAAAAAATAATGGCGCTTAAAAACGGCAAGCCAAATCCATTAAACTTCTTTAATCTACGAAGAGTAGAGTTTTGTGCTCCTCATTTTAAATATACAACTATAGACAAATATAGTCCAACTTTAATTAGAAGTTTAGACAAGTGGATTAGGCAGAATCTAAACGGCAGATATTACATTGGGCAGTCACTAGCATTAGATCATACCAATACTATTGTGTATGTAACCAGTTTAGGCTTTGAGACTGAGAAAGAACTCAGTTTCTTCAAGATTGCCTGTCCTGTTTTAGAAACAAGATAAATTATACTATAGTTTTCGAATAAGGAGATACTACATGACTGAAGAAAACAAAGAAGTACCACAAACTACAGCACCAGCCCAAGAGGGTCCTGAACTCAATATTAACGATTTAAATGCTCTTAGAGTTATTATCGACATTGCAAGTTCTAGAGGTGCATTTAAACCAAATGAAATGGTAGCTGTTGGACAAACTTATACTAAGCTAACTACGTTCTTGGATACCGTTGCAAAAACTGCTGAAGGAGCAAAATAAAATGTCAGAACTTAAACATGTAGGTCGAATCATTTCGACCGGTAAGAAGTGTATTGTAGCATTTCGAACATTACCAGGGGATTCGGATCGCTGTTTAATCGTTCCAACTGAAAACTTACCCGATTCATATCACGATGCAATTATTAACTTAGTTGAAAGTAACGCTGGTCAAAGTGCATACGAATTCGGTGAAGTAATGTGCCGTAGTAATTTCCCCGACGGAAGTATTATGTTGGCAGCATTGCATGTTCAACAACGTATGCAAAGTGTAGGTACTAGTGAAATTGAAATGTTACCAACTCCGGCAACTTCAATTGTATTGTCCGAACTTAATCAACTTATTGCGGAACAGCGTGGTTTAACTGTAGGTGATTTATCTATTAAGAATCCATCAGTGATTGATCCAACAGTTGAAGTAACTGAGATTGGTGCGGCTCATGATATTAGCCCAACACCAGGCGAAGACTTACATAAAACTGTAGAAGAAAGAAAAGCAGAGGCAGCTCTTGCACACTTATCTCCAGAAGACCAAGCTAAGAAATTCCGAAGCGATGCTGATCGTTTAAGCAAAGAGGCTGCAGAACTACGCAGACAAGCAGAAGCATTAGTACCGACTAAGAAGAAGGCCGTTGCCGTAGAGTGAACAAATCTGGGAAGTCTCTCCCAAAAGATGTAATAGCACATTGGCCAGAAGTATTCGGGGAAGTTAAAGTAAACGTTCTCCCCTTACGATATCTTCACTCTGTGCTAGTAAACTTTAAAGACGGAAAAACTTGGGAAATAAAAATAACAAAACAAACCCGGGATGCTGGTTGGAATCATTTTGAAAAATCTATCTCTGAACTTGTAAAGAACTACGAAGAAAAGATAGACAATGTCGATTTTAAACTTGATACTGATCGAGTTAAAAAAGACATGACAAAAGGTACAGATAAATTTTTAAAACGAAAGCTAAATTAAATGAATGTTAAACTCCTATCATATTCACAACCAACGGAAGAGTTTGCTTCTATGGGCATTGATGATGCGCAGGAACTTATTGCGTACTGTGCCCGCGTCAGCAATCCTTCCAATCAATTTAACACTGAAACCAGTGAAAAACTTATCAACTATCTCGTCAAACACCAGCATTGGTCACCACTTGAAATGGTATCAGCATGTATGGAAATTACGACAACACGCGATATTGCACGACAAATTTTGCGCCACAGAAGTTTCAGCTTCCAAGAGTTCAGTCAGAGATACGCTGACCCAACGAAGGATCTCTCGTTTGTACTTAGAGAAGCAAGACTGCAAGACACAAAGAATCGACAAAACAGCATAGAAACATCCGACGCAGAATTAACTGCTTGGTGGGATGCACAACAGAAATTTGTAATTGAAAATGTACAACGTATCTATGCAGAAGCAATTGAGCGTGGCATTGCTAAGGAGCAGGCCCGTGCAGTACTACCCGAAGGTCTTACAGAAAGTCGCTTATATATGAATGGTACACTACGTAGCTGGATTCACTTTATTGAATTGCGGAGTGCAAATGGTACTCAGAAAGAGCACCAAGAAGTTGCTATTGCCTGTGCTAAAGCTATTGCTGAGATATTTCCAATGACCACATCTCTTGTAGCCAAGTAAAGTCATTTATCTTCTTCAATGCCTCTATATTAGAGGCATTCTCTTGACCGTACTGTTTGCCGGCGAGTGCGCCTTTTAAGGCATTTTTGTCAGTTGTCTTAGTACACCATACATGTAAACGATCGGCTGTTTCTACATTAGACTGACGGTCAATTACTTTACTAGCTAGTTTGGCACATTCGCGAAATGCACCTTTCCATGCTTCAAAGGGAGTCGTAGCAAACTCAGTTATGTTACTAACTTCGTCGATAATTTTAACATTATGGCTTAGACCTGTAGTAACATCAACAGTAGGTTGTTGATCTAGCAATAGGTGTTTAGGTAGTAATTTAATCCCCCCATACCCGTACTCTAATCCATTTACTGGATTTTGGCTGTGCCAGACATGTACTGTATCAAAATGATCCAGACTAACTTCGTATGTAAATTTAAAACTGTCTAATACATTAGCATCTGCATCTACAATCCATAGAAAGTTAGTAGCACTTGATTTGGCTGCTTGTTGATGAGCTTCAAATATACCTTTAACACCGTTTACTCTATTTGCGTGTGGTACACGATCTTTTAAACGTTTCCAATTTTCATCAGCGTATGTTTCGTTATAGCTTATAAAAACGATATCATAGCACACAGGCGTTTTTAAATACTTTGTTGCTACTAAGGGTTTTGCAGATGTAAAAGAATCTGCATTTAATTCCATTTTATTTGGAACTAGATAAATGTTAGTCCCGTTAGGATCTTGCAGATAAAATACTCGATTAAAAAAACTAGGTACAATATTTAAAAATTGAAAATCTAATATTTGTATTGTTGGAATAATCCAAAACATTTTTGTACGGATAGTTTTAGAATACTTTGATACAATTTCAGTATAGCTAAGAGATTCGTTAGCTACCTTTGCTAACGGATGTAAATCTTTAGCGTGGGCCAATGCACTGTCAGGCCAGTCTGAACGATGATAGAAAATAATGTCGTACATTACTCTTTATCTAAAGCGTTATTAGATATCCTAGTTTGATCAGCATGTACATGTTTAAAGAATCGACTTGCACTTTCATCAAGTATCGATAAAGGAATATCTAACTGTGGACTAATCAAATCTCCAAAGTTTTTAATATATTCGAGAATGTTATCGTTGTCAATTGTACCTTCTACAGTATCTTTCCACAATGTGCCAAGGTACTCAAAGTCTCTGACTTGTACATAATCCCAATCAGTGCAATTGGTCAAATAACACCCTTGTCGTGCGCCAAGTATAGCCCACAACCCATTTTTAACATCTGCACCTACGTTCATCCAAATTAGTAAACGATGTAAATTTTTCCAATGCACTTCACGTTTAAAATTACTATGTTTAACTCGCACACCACGATCTAAACTCATTTTAACACCTTCTCGGAACCCTGCTCTCCATGCTTGGAACGGAGTGCCGTTGTTGTGTACTTGACTAAAGCAACTGTTCATTTGGATGTATTCTGCATCCCAGCAAAAATCCACCTGAGCGTTTGGATCGTCTTCAGGCGCATTTTCATGCGTCTTCATTGCTAACACATATTCTTTAGGCCAAAGTTTCAAACCACCGTTTCCGTACATTAGCCCGTTGATTACATTGTGTCCGCACCAACTTACTACACACTTGGATAAATCTTTGTTTTCATCAAAGTCGATTTCTTGATTAAAGAAATCTTCGTGAACAATGTTATCTCCGTCTACAGTAACAAATCGATCAGTGTCACTTATTCTAGCACACTCTTTATGTGCGGCATCACTACCTTTAACACCGTGTACACGTTTTGCCCATGGCACTTTGTTTAATAAGTCTGCGTAATTTTTCTCAGCATTTGGTTCATCATAGCTAAGATAGATAATATCAAAATCAATAACTTTAAACTTTTGACTCATTTAATATCCTTAAACCATATGTATCAAAGAATTTCTTTGTAACGATAGTTATCTTTGTTTTGTCTGCTTCAATCTCAAATTCATGAGGAATAAAATATGTTTTTTCTTTTACTAGGCTCTCTAAGGCAACGGATATTGTTCTAACTGGAAAGTTTTTATTTCCGTTTACACATAGATAAAACTCTAAATTTACATCTAAAATTTTCTGTTGCAACCCAATTTTTAAATCTTCTCGAAGAGTAAATCCCCAATGTTTTACATCAATGTGATTTTCAACAGTTAAAGAATTTTCTAAACTGTTAGTAATGTTTACTGATGCTAACGAGTTAAAATTGATGTCATTACTGACTTTTTTACTTACTAGAGTAATTTCATCTTTTTCAAAAATAATTTTAAAATCGTTAAAATTTTGTTTGCCTTCTAAGAATGACTTTATATCATCGTAAGGCATTGTGATAAATGGCTCATCAGTAGCTCGACGCTCATTAGTCATTGAGATAATTGTGCCAGTAGCCTTATCAAAATAGACTAAAAAATTATTGTCAATTATACTAACATTAGTTGCCTGCTCTAACTCTTCTTCAGTGAGGTATTCTATTTCTTCAGTTTCGTGTTCCATGATATACCTCTTCTAATGCACGTATGATCGTGCTGTCTAAAAAATTATTTTCAACATAATGGAAAATACCAGTTTGTTGAATGTTTGATACAATTAAATTACCCTGACCGTTTATATAGTAGTCAAGAACTTTTGTCCACAAACTAGGAATAGGGTCTATACCTTGTAAGTTAGCCTTCATATGGGTAAATGTAAAATCAAAGTTAGGATGAATAATACTATCATCAATACCTAATATTTTTGCCGCAATGGCTGCACTAACATCCATACTAACCCATTTCTGTTTACTCTTTGGAGCAATGTCAAAATATACACGTTCCCAATTAGCAACAACAAATGCCAGTGTGTTATAAAAATCTAATGCAGGCTTATTCTTCTTGAAATAATGCAAGCCAAAGTATAAATTTGGCAAACTATTCTCATTGAACATTTTTCTATTGTAATGATCATTGACTTGATTACCTTTAAAGTCTAGCACTTTGCTGGCAAAGAATACATCATATTTTGACAATGTATCCCAGATACCGTTAAAAGATTTAAACACCAACATGTCAGTATCAAATACAATAGTTTCATCATAGGGCGTTACATGATATAACTTCCAACGATTTTCTACCTTCCATGCAGAATTGGCTGCATCGTCATTACCTGGGATAGGAATGATTTTGTCAAACACAACTTTGTACTCGTCTGGTACTGGATCATTAGTTACTAGGCTTATTAGACAGGTATCTTGACTAGCATGTAGACTAAGCGCCAATGCATACGCTTGTTGTACATAGTCAACATTTTCACTATTCTGTGCTAGAACAAGATACCCTCTCATATTATGCTACCTGTAGTTCTTCTTCTTTAACGTCTGCAACTTTACCCCAGACAATTCTATTCCACACACGTTCGTGAGTGTAGAATAATGCAACATTTACAACAGTAGCAATACCTAAGAATGCGGCTGCTGATCCCCATGAACCAGTCATGATAAACGGAATCAAAAAGTTACTAGATGTAATTAGAACACGCCATGTGACAATTTTACTAATTGTACGTGGTTGGCCTTCAAAGAACATTAGTCCATCTTTAGGCTTACGATTCCATTGTGCAAAGTTCCATCCACGTTCGTGTGCCCAATACAATACTGAGTTAATAATGGCTGCAAGGCCGGCAATTTGCAAACCAGTAGTCCAACTGCCTGATACAATAAAGCCATTTACAATATGGCTGATTGTTAAAAGAACACGCCAGGAAATTACCTTGGCTATTGTTCTTGGATGATTTTCAATAAATTTCATGTTATATCCTTAAAATAATTATCAATAGCCCTTGATAAGCTATATTTGTTCATTAAATGAACATCAATACCCGACGTTTTTAGTGCAACGTATTCGCCGGGAAATGATTCTTTTTCAACTAGTACTCTAGTTTGATTTCCTTGTATGCTATCAACAATATCCTTGTCAACAGTATAATATAATTTGCCCGGTAGCGGGCTAGCAAAATCCCCTTTAGGATTTCCGCCGTTCATAATGTTTATGGCAATGCTAAATGCATAATCATTTCTAAATGTTCCTGCATCTATACAATATAATAATCTGTAATAACTCCAGTTCTCTTTGATCTTTTGTACTAGATCAAAAAACGATTCAGTGTATTCATTTTTCTTAAAATAAAAAACTGTGGCCCAATAAAATGGAATAGAATATTGATTTAAGTGATCGTAGGAAATACGCCATCTAGATAAGTCATAGCTAGTTTTATAGATTGCAAAATCATAAACATTATCCCAAATAGACTTTAAATTATCCGAGCAAATAATATAATCACTATCAATTACTAAAGTTTCATCATAGGGACTAAGACCATAACAGTCTGACCTACTAAAGTTATTCCATTTTAAGATTTTCTTTTTAAGAGTACCGTCATGAAACGATCTGTTTTGAATTTGAGAATTTCTATAGTCTGTTACTTTCCACAAGTCAATTACTTGATCAAATACATCTTCTGCATTTAAATTTAATAAATGATCCGGACTATCTGTTACTAAAGATACAGGAACATTTAAGTATTCTTTAACTCGTCTTGCGGCTGCTACAGCTAATTTAACATAGTCAATTTCGCTGTTGTTTTGCGCAAAAATTAGTACACCTTTAGTCATACTTGATAAGATCTTCTACTTTACGTTGACGTTTTAAATTTGTATATTTGACAAAGTATTGATTTGCACTTTGAAAATATTGATCTAAAATATTATCATAAAATGCCTGTACATCTTTAATTTGGACTGGCATATTATTATCGTCAATGAGCACTGTATCTTCTGTATAACCAGAATCAATCAGTAACTTTACAAAGCTCAACAGCTCTTTGGTCACTGTGAAACTAGCACCGCTTTGGTAATAAATTAGGCCTTGCTGAAATTCTTCCAAAGCAATTTTTCGTTGCCCTGTTAAAGAAGCCATAAAGTTGGCAGTTTGAAATGCTTTTTCTAAGCGTTCGTCCATAGATAATCCTACTTGAGTGTATCAAGTAATTATCTAAGTAGGGTGGGGGAGGATTAGAATCCTGACTGACTTGCGCTCGGACCAGCAACTGATACGTTTGCACCAGAGGGTCTAAACATACGAATTTGGCTAGTTAGTGTACCATCAACATCTTCGTCTTGAACTGGGCCAGCTGGGAAACCAGGACTTGGATTGTTCAAATCACCTGAGTCTTCGTCTTCAAATACAATGTCAAAAATTACCTGTGCTCCGCCTGATGCGGTTCTTGCATAGATAAAATAATCGTTTTCTGCATAAACACCAGACGGTGCTTGCTTACGGAAAATTTGTTGATTACTTGTTGTTAGACCGTAATAACCAATTTGAGAAGCCGTTGCTGTTGCACTTGGGTCTGCGCATACAGTTGTAATATAATTCATAGTAATTGTGCCCATTTGACTAAGCATCAATGTCCATGTATTATTTTTAGAACCTGCATTACCACCTTCGCGGCTTGCACTAACTTGTAAATTTCCGCCCGCATTAAAAAAGTAACGTGCGGCATCTGCGCTGGCAAATGTCATTACACAAGTATGTGTTAGTGTACCATTCCATGCGGCACTTCGTTGATACGGTGCAATAACGTTTTCAGTAGTACCTTGATTACCACCAACTGCTAGTCTATTTGCAGTTACAGCATCTGCCATATCATCAAATTGTAAACGAATCGCTTCACTAATAATTGTACTAGTGCTAGTAATTGTTAAACTTTCAGTTGCACCAGTTTGGTGTTGGCGTGCTTTTAATAAATCAGTACGCAGGTTGTTCCACTGGCTTACAAGGATTTGATCGCCGACACTAACTTGTCCGCTCGAAAGAGCTTGCCCGTATCCGCTATTTCCGGAGCCCGAGCCAAGGACCAAGGCAACCTTACCTTGTATTGAATTATAGTCAGCTGCCCTAACTCTTGAACCTACACCTGGCATAATAATTTCCTTTTTATAGTATCACTGCTTCGACTAACTTTACACCAGAATCAGTACTTGATTCTAAAGCAATTGCAAATACTTCACTTGAGTGATGAACTGCAACACTGGCGCAACCATTGTTAGCCGCTATTAAATTATCGCCTTTCTTTACAGAACCAATAACTTTGACTGGAACACGACCTTTTAGGGCAATGTATGTGCCACCTTCTAAATCGCTATTCATCATATAAGCTGGATTTGCAGATACTGCGCCTAATGCACGTTTGCCCCATACACTTGCTGTAACTTCTTTTTCGCCGCCTACGACTACAACTGTACCAACTTCATATTCTGCGTCAGCTAAGTATTTTTCTGCCAAGTCAGCGTATCTAGCTTGAGATGCTTCGCCTTGGAATAGTGTAGCATATAAATTACCACTACCGTCTCTTGCGGCAATACTACTAGCTGTTGCACTAGTACTGGCAGCTCTAAACGTACCAGATACATCTAATGTTGAAGCTTGAGTAGCTGTTCCACTAAAACTGTTTGCATAAATTGTTCTAAATTTAAACGAAGTAGTACCAATATCAGAACTGTTATCAACACCTGGTAAAATATCATTACCAATAATCTTTAAAGGAGTACGTGTTACACTTGCTACAGTTGTTCTAAAGATAATCTTATCGCCAACTTGATTTTGAATAATTGGATCTGTTGAGCTTTCGATGAATACTTTTAAGTTATTATTGTTACCAACAGTATAACCTAAATCACTAAATCTAACTAACGTATTAAAACTAGCATTACCAGACTGTACATAGTTAGCGGCTGCAACACCACCTAATTTGTCAGAGTCAGTAGCAGTTCCCCAGAATCTGTCATCAGTTGCTGTAACACCAGTTGAACTATAAGCAAGTGTCAGACCCTTTTTAATTACTGTAAAACCAGTAATTGGGTTGATCGCAGATAGCGTGAATTCATCAGCTGAAATAATATAAACAGTCTTGTCGTTTACAATGCCTTCAATAATAGCATGACCTACTGAATTACTATCCAACACACTACGTGAAAGCATCTGTGTAGTGCCTGATCCAGAAACGCCCTGCGGGCCAATTAGAATAAACTCAGCACCGTTCCATGCATACAATTGATCGTTAGTAGTATCGTACCAGAAATCACCAGTAGTAAGACCTGTAGGAGCAGTTGCTGAAATTTCTGCACCACCTGTTGTACGGAATTTAGTTCCGTCATAAAATTTTAACTTTCTAGTCCCGCTATCAAACCAAATTTGGCCTCTGATGGGCTTTGATGGTTGGGTTGCATTTGCAAAATTTTCTAATAAAAAGACTAGATTTTCGTTCTGTACTTCACCATAACCAGCATAGTTTTTACCAATGAGCTTGATATCTAGCGTGTTGTCAATGGTACCGTCAGCAATTACAGTAACTTGCGATCCGTCATATTTGTTTATGGTATAAGCCATCTCGTGTATTCCTCGTTCCTAGTATTTATCGTTATAATGGAGTAGCAGCTTCGTCACTATCCCATGTCCATGCACCTGCTACAACATTATATACTTCAATTGATCGAGTATAAGTTATCGTTGCAGGGCCGGTGTTGACCGGATTCACTGTAATATCCTGCACTACTGACGCCACAGACCCTGGAACAACTCCATAAATTGTAGCTTCTCCGCCCGGAACTGTTACTAATACGCCCGCTGCCGCCGGTGCTTGCAATACAGATTCGTTAGTAGTAACTACTCCTGAACTTACATCTAATGCAGGGAAACTAACTTCTTGTTTTGTACAATATACTCTGCAACTTGCACCATTAGGGTGCGATACAATTGGAAACACATCAGTTAAAATTTTTGCAATTTGTGTTCTGCGGGTTGTGTTTACTGCACTTAGTCCAGTAATATCTAGACTAAATCCAATAGGTTTTGTTTGAATATATTCTTCTAAAAATTGATAATTTACAGCATCTGTAGGATTAACTGGATCTGCTAGGTTAGAAATAATGCTAGAAGCAACACTAACTTTACCAGTACCGTTAGGACTAATAACGATGTCACCGTCAGTATCCGTTGAGCTAATCGTGTTGTCATTTAGACTTAAATTATCAACCCCTAAGCTATATAGATTCCCTACTGATCGTAATCCGGGTGCAGTTACAATAGTATTACCTAGACCTTCTTCGTCAATGACCATTACATTGTTGATTTTATAGCTTTTTCCAGCATCTAAACTAACATGCTCACTAAATGTCCAATTACTATTCGTAATATCGATGCCGTCTCTAATCCATGTAATTGTATGATCAGTAGTACCTTTAACAATAATTCCGGCGCCGTCTGCCGTAACATCGTTAGGGCTAGAGGTCTTAGCTAATTCAATTGCAATATCTTCTATTGCTACGTTGTTAGTTTCAAATGTAGTTGTACTGCCTTTAACTGTTAAGTTGCCTCTAACAATTGTGTCACCATTAACGTCTAACATTGCCTCTGGGGCTGCTGTAAAAATACCAACATATTCTGTAGTTGGTTTAATATGAATTGCAGATTTAATACCGCCAGAATTTTTAACTTTTAATACTACTTCTTGTCCTGACTGTAACGGAGTAATGTTAAATTCATTATTTGTAACTCTAATTTCTGTAGACGGGCCTGGTCCAAGAGTTAAAGGAAGTGTATTATTAATGTAGACTTTACCTTGGAAAATAGTTTCTGGATCTGTAACAGAAACAAAATCTTCTGGAACTTTATTCGAACCGTCTGCCGCAATTAAACCACGAGCTTGACTTGCAATAACTTTAAATTCTGCACCTGATAATGCACCAATGTTAAAGCCTTTATAGATTACTCCGGGTTTTGCACCTGCAATTGGGGCAGCTGGGGTGAATTGATCTTTACTCCAGATTCCCATCAGTACCTGTCCAACATACATAACAGCTACAGTATGGCTTAACTGATTAGTATCTAAAATTGATTCAATAGTTAAACCAGTTAGACCCTGTTGATCAGTATACTGAGGTCCCGATAATGTTAGCTGTGTGCCGTCATAGAAAAATAATTGTTTTCTATAGCTGTCAATCCAAATATCACCTTGCACTAAATTGTTAGGAACTTTGTTTGCAACAATTGTTCCGCCTGAGACCCTAAATCCGTTGCCATCATATACTTTTAAACGACCTTCTGTTGTGTCGTACCATAACTGCCCTTGTATTGGATTGCTTGGCGCACTAGTATTTGCAAAATTTTCTAATAGGCGGATTAAATTTTCGTTAAAAAATTCACCGTAACTACTGGCATTTTTTCCAATTAGTGTTAAATCTGTAGATGTTTGGTCAACTGTACCATCTACAACTTCAGTTAGTACTGATCCATCAGTTTTATTGATAATATAGCTCATTATAGTGTACCAGTATAGATAATGTAATTGATTGTTAAATGCGGATTCATAGCATTGAACGGAGTACCTAGATCCTTAACAGCATAATCATCTGTTAAAATGCCGCCACTCTGTGCAAGAGCTTGTGCAGATCCTGCAGAACCAGTGTTACCAGCTGCCGGAATACCATTATCAGTTGGTGCTCCTGGAATATTTCTTGTAGCATAATATTGACTACCAGTACTACCATCGGGTTTAGTACCACGTAAATCGTGCTCGTGATCTGGAACGTTGTTTTGTGTTAGCGTCTTCTCTTCTGAGCCGCCAAATCCACCAACATAGTCAGCAGTAACATCTGTTACTCTATCTGCAATTCCACCACCGGCGTCAACTAGAATAGAACTATTATCCTTACTTGGAATAGTTCTTCCGTTATCCATGTTATCACGACCTAACGGGAATCTACCACGCAAGTCAGGCAATGCAAATGTACTTGCACCATTTAACAAACTAATGTCTCTGTAATTATATCCAATTACACTGAATAGTGCAGGGAATTCTGCAATACGTATTTCGCTACCATCACATAACAAGTAACCAGCTGGTGCTGTTGGTCCAGCAAATGGAAGTATTGCACCAGTGGGCACAGTTGCTGCCGATGCAAATAAAGTTTGTTTGCTAATTTTTCGTAAACCTAAGTTAGGTCTAAGTAATAAAAATTCGTCTGTTTGGTATGCAGATGCAACAGATTCCCTTGCGTCGATCATATCTTGACCAATTACAGTTTGGAATGTTGCAGTACCATCATTTGTTTGTCCGTTAAAGCTAATTTGATTACTTGTAACATCACCGACTAACTGAAATAATGTAGCACTGGCTAGTCTTGCGGCTGTACCGCTAATGTTACCCGTTAGTGATCCACTAAATGATCCACTAAAAGCGCCAACAAATGTTTCAGCATATACATTTCTAAATGCTCGAGTAGGTGTACCGATATCATACTTTAAATTTGCGGCGTCTGTACCTGGAGCAATAACTGGATTATCAGTTCTTGGATTTCCGTTAGCATCAATGTAGTTAAAAATTACAGGAGCATTAGCTGTTACTTGCCCAGTGAATGAACTTGCTCCGCCAACTCTTAGTCCGCCTGCTGTAAGAATACTATCTGAGCCCGTGCCAGTAATAATTAAACCCAAGTCACTTCTAATATTTCCACTTACATCAAGACTTTCGTTAGGATTAGTCTTGTTAATACCAACGTTAGTAATTTCTTCAGTACTGTTAATACGCATAACAGTTTTAGGATCACCACTTGCTAGTGTAAGTTTAAAATCAATAACTGAATTGCTAGTCTTTGAATATAATACAGCACTATTGGTATCTGTACCAATGTTAAAACTTAGGTCGCCGCCAAGGCCAATACCACTGTTACTTCTAACATTTAATCCAAAGTTAGTTGTACTGACTTGATCCGAACGTAAAAAACTTGTTGAAGGAATAACTGCATTGTTTACAACTAATGCATCTGCTTTACTAGCAGTTCCCCATACTTTCATAGGTGCAGTTGAACTAGTCGCATCAACTGTACTTAAATTTAAACCTTTTCCGATAATCTCAAAACCAACTATAGAACTTTTAGGAGCAAATTGTGCATTACTAATAATAGCAATTCGTTCACCGTCTGAATATAAACTAACAACACCGTGGGCATTGTTTGAAGTATCAACAATTGATTCGACATCTGGTCCTGTTTTTAATCCGCCACTAAACTGTGGTCCAATTAAAACCCAGCTAGAGCCAGAGAACATGTATAGTTGTTGGTTATCTGTATCAACCCACAGATCGCCTTTAATACTGTTACTTACACTAGGAGCACTTGTAGCTTTTTTAACAGAACCGGCTGCTGTCCAAGTAGTGCCATCATATACTTTAAGTTGGCTTACACCGGCAGTACTATCAAACCATAGTTGGCCTTGTACTGGATTAGTTGGTGCTGTTGCTTTAGCAAAATTTTCTAATAAGTGTAAAAAGTTTTCTGCAACAAATTGTGCATATCCTGCATAATTCTTACCTACAAAGGTTAAACTAGTTTCAGTGTTTAACGTTTGGTCTTCAACAACTAACGTTGTTTTTTGTGGATTATTTAATTCTGAATAGCGTACATTATAACTCATATTATACTCCTGCTAAGCCAGTTAAACTCTGTACTCGAACAGTATAGTCAATTTGAATTAGACGATTTAAACTCTTTTGTACCGGATGAAAGATTACATGAGTTAGTAATAAACTTTGATCTGTAGAACTATAGCTCTTTAATCCTAATTCGTCAAAGACAAATTCGCTTTGATTGTCGTTAGTATTATCAAATGCGCTTTGTCCGCTTGGCTCACCGTAGTCTAACAAACAGGTAATAAACACATCAGTGTAATTTGTGCCAGTAACATGTCGAGTTTCGATATAATTTCTTGTTGGATCACTATTATTACTGCTTCGGTCGTCAACAACTTTAGCATAAGTTTGATTATACAAACTGGCGTTTGACCCTGAACTGTTAGGTGTTAGGTATGTAATAATACCCGTTGGGTCTACAGCAGTTCCGCCGTTACCAAAGGCCATTTGATATATAAATCCTTGACCGCTGTTTGCAATACTTTGAGCTAATGCTATACTAATATTTTCATAGTGAATAGCATTGCGTTTATTTACAAACACTTCCTCGGTTTCGGGATTCCATATCTTAATATGTCCTTCGATGTGTAGTCCTGTTAAATCTTTACTTTGCATAGTGATCTCGCGTTATCGTATTATTTATCTGCTCATATTATCTGATAGTTTAACTCTTAGTATTTGTGTACCAAATACCTGGTTCTGCTTTCAAAAATTCTATGATATTCTTGTTACTATTAGCTAAAATAGTTGCATCTCGTTGATCAAAGGTCGTATTCCCTGTATCAACATCAGTTAGCCCTGTATCAAGGTTTAACGGAGTTGGGTTGTAAGTAATTCCAGTCCATAATCGACCAGTCTTTCTCACTACTGTTACTTTAACACCAGTGTCTAACAAGTTAGTTAGTCGAAGCATATTACTGTTGCCAGTAACTGCAAAGTCGGCATCAAACTGTACATCGCCCTCTGTGCTTTCTGGATGTACACTAACATTATGTATTTTAAATGGATGCTTCTTCAAACGAATATTTCCAACAAAGAAAATCCATTTATCGCTATCTAGACTAAATTTAGCACTAGATGTATGTGCTGAGATACATCTGTAAGTATAACTACCTACTTGGACAATCACTCCTACACTGTAATCTACATTAGATTGCCATATAGCAGAAGTATCGTATCCGCCAACAAACACTTCCATTTCGTTACTCTGTCCGTACCCTTCAGGAATTGCAGTCTCAAATCCTTGATCAAAACTCCATGCATTTGCTGACTTAGTTGGGACAAAATTTAATTCAACTAATCCGCTGCCAGTGGTTGTAATCTGTTCAACAGTAGTAGTATCTCTATAAGGAATAGTCTCACTAGGTCCAATATCTTGAACCTTTGTGCCGGCAAGATACTTAGAAGCGGCGCCCGTACCCAATGTGCTTCGGCGTAAGCGACTTAGTATATTACCAGATTTTACAAAATATTCGATACGCTCTCCATTAATTTCAACAATACCTGGCAAGTTTTTAGATTGGTTTGGCACATCAAATGCACTTGCATCAGCTACGTGAATTTCAAAGTCGTAGTAGTTTAGATCTCGAGTAAGCTCTGTTTGTTTCTTGAGGCTCAGTCGTTTAAAGTGTGTTCTATTTAACATATCTTTAAATTGCATATAGCTCAATGTTTGTTTATAAACATTGCTAGAATATGTTATTAGATCAATTGTATCAAATTCTGATAGCGGTTGATCAAATGTAATGCTCTGCTTGTCTTTATTCAATTTATAGTCTATGCTTGGAGTTAGTAACAATCCATTTTTAGTTACCCATACACTTGATGTATCGACAACTGATCTATCTAATTTAATATATCCGCTGTTTATACCAATGTAATTATAGTATTCAAAAGAATCTGGCTCGTAGGTTAGGTTAGTCTTAACACTAATTGCAGTACGCTGGATATCTAGAACATCGTGTTTATAAGCAGACATTATTTCAACTACTTGACCAACACCAGGAGCAGTAGTAAATGTAATTGTTGCAGGTATTGCTAATACATCACCTATGGCTTCTGCTGAAGGAGTCAATATGTATTCTTGACCTTTTGCAACACTAACTATTAATGTTGTGCCTTTATACAATGCATAGGCTGCTTTAGTAATTTTAACACTAATGACACTTGGATCAATAATATAATCAACATTCACTGAAAGTTGTATACCGTTTGCAAACACAGTAATATCTGCCATATCTGGTTCGTAAGGTAGTACCTTAGATTGATCAATGACATACGTTAATTTATTTTTAGAAATTTGATAGTAACTGTTATTAGCAGGACGATATATCTCTTGACCAACACGAACAATAACATTTGGCTCTAATGGTAAAGCTGAGCCAATTTTATTTACTAGGTCAAAAGTACGTGTTGTGCCGTTACCCGTAATTGTTTCTGTTTTAATTGTGGAGAAGTTTTCATCAGCGCCTTCAACTACTACAAAGTTAATAATTGCACCGATTGCGGGTGCAGTACCAAATCTAATCCCAACGCTGTTTACGCTTTCATAAGTTGAATCTGTTTGGAATAGCTCGTAAGGCTCTATCAAACCATCAACGTATGCAATTGATGATTGCGCTCCGGTCCACGGTGCTTTTGTGATAAATTCAAATGTATCGCCGTCCCCAACAAAGTAGTCAATATCTAATACACCTGCACCATTGAATCCAAAAGTAAACAATGATACAATCGAATTAGCAGCCGGAACAACGTCTAACGTAATTGTGCGGTCACGATAATTTACAGTATAATCAACAACATTAGTTAAAATAGTATTTCCTACTTTTACTAGTACAGCCTCTTTACTATTTGGATACTGTGTTATTGTAAATGAATCTGTAACTCCGTCAGCAACATAATTATCAACTCTAACATTGGCTGCTCCGCTAGACGGTCTATAAAATACTTTAATCGCTACAGTGTCAACAATTTGTCCAGGGACAACTTCTTCAACATCCGGACTAGTAGTAGGGGTAACAAATCCGTCACCGTCAACTAAAATGTCGTCGGCTGCTAGTCCAGTGGCACTAGTATACGCCAAATCACCGCCAATTAAGGTAGTATCATAATCTACTTCTTGAGGTTTAATGCTACCATCACTAGTGCTCTTACGGAAATATAATTTGTTATATCCAAATGTTATATCAGTATCAACTGGAATTTCAGCAGTAATTGCGTGAGATAACTCAACAATGTTAGTTATAGGATTAATACTTACTACCGAAGTGTTGACAGGTATTGCAGTAGTTGTAATTCTATCTAGATAAGAACTAACTTCATCACCGTCTTCTATTCCAGTAGCGTTGCTTAGTGCAATTTTTGTTGCACCTTTTAGTTGCTCACCTAATGTAAAGTTAGTACCGTTACCAACCACCAACTCAACACTATTAGGAATATTTGCTAAAATAGGATTTGATATTTCTATTATTGGTAGGAACGTCATCGGCGTAGCTGTTGCCACTGTTTGACTTACAGAAATAGTAGCTGTTGATGTAGTTCCGCCGACACCTTCTCTAGTAACTTGGCTTTCTCCAAATGTTATGCCTGCGCTAAACACGCCTCCAACTACAGATATCAATTTTGAAGTGTTACCGGCAGAGCTGGCAAATGTAACTTTAATAGTAGTCTCGCCATTTTCAAATAAGTCAATTTCTAATTCTTCAATTGAGCTTAACGGATTAGCAGAATTCCAGGCTGCAATTACTGCAACTCTATCAGATACAATTTTAATTACAATTTGTTTTGCAGTATTACCAGCGGCTGAGCCAAGTACTGTATTACCTAAGAAAGATACAGGGCCTGTTGCGGTTCCAGTTACTAAAATCTTTTGTATTTCTTTAACTGTTGGAACAGATGCTACTACTGATAAAATGTAAGTATCGGGTTGAACACCTACACCGGTTACCCTCATGCCAACTGCATAAGATGTTAGTCCGGGAGCTGTCAATGTAGTTTCTGAAATAGTGCCAGTACTTGTAATTGGCACAACGTTTCCAGTAACTGATACAACTGTTGTTCCTACTGTAATCACGTCCGGTGATAATACCAAGCTACCTACTTGAATACCAGTTACATCTGTAAATTTAATACTTGATGATCCAGATAATGAAACTGTGTCTGATGCACGAGTTACAGCAATTGACGGTAGTGATACTAAACTAGTCAATCCGTCGCCTACAAATGTTTGCATTGTAGCATTATCATTTGTCTGTAATCCTGTCCCGTAGTACGGGTCATCAATTCTAATACCGTTATGATAGATGTTGATAATTGTACCGTATTCTGGAATATAAGGTAACTCAAACTCGTTAGAGTTTAAACCAGCTTTAATAATGTAATCATCAAAGGTTGGGTCAATTTCATCCCAACGATCAGTAAAGAATGGAAGACTATCCCAGCCGGTGGACACACTAAAATCTAAACCAGTTATAATTACACCACCGTAATCAACACCGGTCATCAATTGTGCTAAGTCCTTACCTAATTGTCCAGTTTCTGGATTATAGTAATATTGAATTCTATCAGCGGCATTTAACAATGACCAATCTTTAATATATGAGATTGCAATAGATGCATTCTTGGCAGGTGCTGTTTTAAAAGTTAAAGTGCCATAGTAACTAGTATATCCACGAGTTGTTGTCTTGTTGATTGCCAATGTATAGTTAGCTCTCAACACTTCTACACCGTCTACTGTAACTGTGCTCTTACCAATTCTAATATCAGGTGCCCACTTCAATACAAATTGTAGTTGATTGCCTGTACCGGTAAATGTTGCCGACTCATCTAATTCAGAAATAAAGTATGTTCGACTTGTTCTATCAAATTTCATTTTAATAAAATTAGAACGTACAACACCATTGCCTATGATTGCCACAGCAGTTGCGGCAACTCCGCCTACATCAAGACCACCATCAATAACAACTTTAGGGGCTGTTAAATAACCAGAGCCAGGTGTTAATAAAATAATTCGACTAACGCGGCCGTTGGCAATGAATGCCCTAGCAGTTGCCGGTATAGCAGTACTGTTAGCATCTTGATCAATAATTCTAACTACTGGTTCTGTAATATAATTAGAACCTTGATCAACTAATTTTAAACTTGTAATTTCAAAACCGACATTGTCTAACCAATGTTTCCATGGATATTCTAAAATAGCAGGTTCAGTTGACTGGATATCTCCTGCAACATTGTTTACAAACACAGGAACATTTTGTGCATTTCTAAGAATCGGTGGTAAATCAAAATCAGTTACTGAACTTTGTGTTGTGTCTAATCTAGTATACTCACTTACATATTCTCTAATTTGAGTTCTATAAGGTTTAACTTCTGCAATGTAATCTTCAAAGTTTGCTAAATTATCGTTGTTATAAGTTACTTTTTGTTTTAGTTCACCGACATTGTGCTGAACACGTACAAAACTAGTTTTAAATGCCCAGTCTAAGTAAGTTTGTTCAGTATGTGCATATCGTAGACACGCAAAGAATAGATCTAAGTAAACTTGCTTTAGATCGTCAATAAACAACTTGTTCTTAATAGTATCTAAAATTACACGCAGTTCAATTACTGCGGTATTATCAAAAGTGTCCCCGTCAAATAGTGCGCCATCGTATCCTAATGTAGTGTCAGTAAATTTATAAAGTTCACTACTCAACTGAATTGTGCCAGCTTGTGTGCCTACAACATGATAACTTTGTGTCCAATCAATTGATTCGGACTCTGCATACTTCTGTAACAATTCCCAGCCGCCATTACCTGTAGTTCTTACTTTAACATACTGGCCAATTTTAACCGTTAGGGAACCAATTTCACTAATAGTATCTACTGAGAAATCTGCTAGAGTAAATTGTGTTACACCGTCTGCATACCAGTCAGCATATGTCCAGTATCTTCTAGTGTCATATGCTTGACTCTGTGTTCGTGACCATACTTTATAATATGGATCATATGAATAGATGCTCCAGCGACCTAGGGCCTGGCTATCGCTTAACACCAATGCTGAATAATTTCTAATTTCTAAAGTTGTATATTCATCGTAGCCCTTACCTTTGTCGATAATATCAACACCAGTAATTTGGCCTTTTGAATTTATAATTGCACGAAGTTCTGCTCCAGTGCCGTTACCCTTTACCGTAATATAAGGTGCAGTTAGATAACCGTTTCCTGCTTCACTAATTTCAATACCAGTAATATAACCATCAACTACTACCGGAGTAATAATAGCAAGCTTCACTGTACTAACACTTGCAAATCTTAATTCCGCATCTGTATCAAATGCAACATCATACAATGCAGTAATTAAACTTGGAGATGGATCAAAACTGTTTAACGCTGAAATATCTCTGCTCTTAACGATTTGATTTGCTAACAACGCAGAGTTTGCTCTTTCAACAAACTGTTTTAATGTTTCAAATCTGTTAACAAACATACTTTGACGTGGGCGGAATTCTACACCATATCGTAGTTTAGGCGGAAGATTTAAGTCAGGAACAACTCGATTGTTTCTATCTTTTCCGCATAGACTGTCAAACCACTTTTCTTCAATTGATGCAGGCAAGCTACTATTTTCGTCTTCGCTGATTAAACTCCACTGACTGTGTATATTTTGAGATGTTTGATCTATAGTCCAATACTGAACTGATAGGACTACATCTTTATCTTGCAACAAAGGCTTAACGTTTACAAGACTAAACGAATTGGCGCTAGTTAACGCAAGATACTTGTGACCTTGCCCTTTAGGATTTGCAATTAAAGTTGCAACATCACTTGCGCTCATCATTCGGCCTTGTGTGCCAGGTATAGTCTTTTTATTCTTTACCCAGTAGTAATATGTAAATTTCTTAGTCTTGCTAATATTGTCGTATCTAGTTTTTTGACTGTATACTGTATCACCGTAACGACTTGTTCCGCTGATGCCGGATGCAAGTCCTGCTTCCGTATCTGCTTTCTTATCCCACTCTGATGGCTTTAGTGAAGACTCAACCCACTCGTAGATATCAATGCTAGCAGTATCAAATAAAGTATTCCATGTAGTGTTTCTAAATACTACATCTCCGCCATAACTATCAATAAATTTTGCGCGAGTTAGATCCCACCATAGCATTCCAACTTTACCAGATGTCCATGCCATACCTTCATCAACTTTTACATCTCCTGCTCCTGTAGAGTATGTTGCAGGATCGTAAAATGTTTTGAATTTAAGTTCTTGTTCAGCAATACCTGGAATTTTTCCTTGAATAGGATCAATTATGTCAATATAGGTAATAAGTTCATTACTACGTTTGTTATACAAGAATGCTTTTTTAATTTTACTAATATCTGGTTTATCGTGTTCGTAGAACACTTGAGACCAAGAACGTGTATGTCTTGGCTTTTCGTAATTAAAAATAAGTCCTGAGTTTAATGTATTATCAGTTGCATACGGTGCGCCTACTAAAATGTTATTAGTTCCTACTGCAAATCCAATACCGTATCCGTCACCAGCGATAGTTTCAACATCTAAACTTTCACTAAAGATCCAGTTATTTGCATATCTATCAAACACATCAATTCTACCACTGTCAATATTATTTTCAACTAACTGCATTACTCCGTTATCAAAAATAGTATCTCCATTATCAAAAGATGCAATTGAATAACTGTCAGCATTGGCACTAAACACTACTAATGTCTCGTAATCATTCATGAATCCTAACTTAGATCCAAAGTATGCACCTTCTTCAACATTGTGTCCATCAATTACTTGATATTCTGCAAATAAAGATTGACCTAATTTATATACAACAACCCTACCCTGGTCAGTTTCTGCACCGTCATATAGTGTAGAACCAACAGCAATGTACTGACCAGTACCAGATACTGCAATGCTATTACCAAAACGTTGTGCAGTTGTAATAATAGAACTAGAAAGTGTTTGTTTCAATGTATAATTGTTATTCTCTAATGAGTATACAAATACATTACCTGTTCTAATTCTATCAATTGGTAATCTACTCCAGCGGCCGGCATTCCATACTCCGGCTGCTGCCCCATCAAAGTTATAAGTGCATCTGTAATATGCAATATCAGGCTCTATAGTTGTTACAATAGTTTCATAAAACTCGCCACTACCACTGTCGGCATCTGTTAATGTGACTGTTGGCGGAGAAGTATATCCGCTGCCTGGATTTGTTATAGTAATCTTAATAACGGTGCGTTCATCGTTTTCTTGAACTTCATCGCCATCGTCTAGTACAACTGTAGCTGTTCCCGTGGCAGTAGTGCCACCTGCTAACTGAGGCGCCGAGAATGTAACAACTGTGCCGGCATCGAAGTTACGAGTTAAAGTACTATCGAGTAACACTGACGCTACCTTATTGCCAAATGTTCGTTGAACTATATCGTTAATTGAGTAAACCATATCAGCATTGTAGTCACCTTTAAATGTTGTATAGGTTGTTTGATCTGCTAATGGTGCTGAAATTGCCAACTGAGAACCGTCTTCGCTTACTGAAATAGCATAACCAAATAGGCCACCTTGTTGAATAGCTTCAACATTTTCACCAATTGACGGTAAGTAGGATACTGTACTGTCGCCAGATACTACTTGTTGAGGATAGAAACCTGTGATATTTCCAGGAGTGGTTAGTTCCCATTCATTATTCACCGTTGGATTTGTAGTTAAAGTAATATTAGTTAATGCTCGGTAAACATTATTTTTATACTGTACTAGATCGTCTTTCAAATAAGTTGCAGAAGAATTAAATGTATTCTTATATTTTCTGTTATAAGAATATTCCCAACGACTAATTGTAAATGTTAGTGTACCAAACGGTGTTGATCCAGGTGCTTCTGAAATTTGTAATGTAGAAGAATCTACAATTGACAACACTTCTTGATAACCTGCAAATCCCGTTCCTGTGATAAACATACCCTCTTCAATATCGGCAGTACTTGCTACTTTTAATGTAGTACCAGAGCTACCGTTAGGAATATAAGTTGATGTTGCAACAACAGTATTGTAGTTTAGTTGATAGACACGGCCTTGATTATTATTTGCGCCAGCTGCCGAAACAAACATAGTATCGTTTGCAAATGCAATTGAAGAACCAAATTTTTCGTTATTGGCTGGGTAAGGGCTAAGGATTGTAGTTACTAAGTTTGCAATGTTTGAAGCATCGCGTTTATATATAGATACTACACCGTGTGCAGTTAGACCGGATGCAGAACCAGTTACATCTGTTTCAAGGTAACTAATTGCTTTCCAGAATACAGTATTTGTAATCGCAACTCCGCTGGTAACATTTTGTTTTGCAATATAGTGTAACAAATTACTATACACAATATCACCTGCTGAGTAAGAAGAACCAGAAGAGTGTACACCTGCAAAATTAGTTGCGGCTTCACTTACTAAAGGCGAACCAATTGCAATCCAAGTGCCATCATTTGATATTGCTACTGTTTCTCCAAAGTATCCAGGAACTTGGTCATTTGTATTACCAATTAAAAATATAAATGGTGTTGCAATAGATTGACGTTGTAACCATTTTGTTGAACCAGGGACTTTATCGTATGCAATTACAATGTTGTTTGCTGTAGACACAACTGCATATGTACCGTTTTTAGTGATTGCAATGTTTTTTCCGTATGCAAGATCATCTTCCGGAGAAGAGTTTTCAAATGCACGCTCAGTATACACACTGTTATATTCCCATACTGCCCATTTGCCGTCACCTCGGTCATCGGTCCACATACGTTCGCCAGGCGATAGTCTGTTTGGAATAATTGTACGTGCATTGTCTATAGAATCAATTCGTTGCGGAGTTAGATAAAATAATTGCACACTATCTTGATCTGCAAATGGCACATCTGGAGGAACTGTTAATACTGTTTTAATTGTAAATGTGTTTAAGCTAACAGAATCTATTTTATAGAATCCAGAAATTTTATTTAATTGTACCAATGCAATGTATGTGCCGACGTCTAGGCGTACTTGCATATTAGTAGTGACTACTAACTTTTGATTGCCATATGTAATATTAGTAATTTTTAAATCAGATGCGGCATAACGATAGATATTCCATTCGCGTCCTTCAAACGCACACCAAATATAATCATCTACATTTAATGCCGACGGGTCTTCGTTTAAAACTTCGTCAACATTATCTAATACTAATGCGACATCCTCGTGTCGGGCATAGCCAGGGGTTCTGAGAAACGGTGTAAATTTCTTATTTAAGATCCAAGGATTGCTTGAATATCCTAACGGTTTTAAATATAAATCATTTGGAGTTTGTCTAATAATAAAATCAAGCCTGTCTTCAGGCAACTGAGTTAACTCAAAGCCTTGTGGATTGTTTTTAAATAATGACTGATCTAATTCAAATTCAATATCTTCAAACGCAGATGAAGCACCGTATTGTCCAACACGAACTGCCCATTCTTCAAAGAATTTTAAACTTTCTTGGCCTTCTGCACTTAATACGTCAAACAGTTTGTTTAAACTATTTTGTGTACCTTTTTCAATAATCATACCTTGATAGAATTTAAATTCACTAACATCATCTTTAATAATGTTAGACAAATACTGTCTAGGTTGATAACCAATTAAATGTTGAGCCATCTTTTGCTGACCAACATCAAAGTTTCCGCTATCAAGACTATAGAAATCAGTAAACTGTGCAGCCTTGTAAGACCAATTAGGTAGTAATGCAGGTGTTGGTTTTTCAGCTAGCTTTGTCCACTCGTTAGAGATAAACAATTCTCCACCTACAATAGACGACAATGCGCTGTAATAGAATTCTTTATACTTGACTACATCTCCTAACGCATAATCAGTCCATGCTGCCCAGTTTTGTATTTTAGCTTGATCAAACACAAAACCAGCTACATCAAAACTGCCATCCCATGCTGTGCTAACATAACTAGAAGTTTTAATACGCTCTTGTCTGTAACCGCTCGTTGGATTGTAAATCGTATCATTGAATAATGTTGAATTATCCAACAACACTACTTGTTCTTTTTGTACTAAGAAGAACGTAGCACCAAAGATGCCGTCGTCCGTTGCTGGAGAATATGTAACATAATTTCCAGACCTGTAAGAGTTAATAAAGTTTGGTTCAAGTTTTGTACCATCTACTTTAAAAATTTCGTATCCATTAAATTGATTTAAAATGTCATCAACAACTGAATACTCAGTTTTAACTACAATTCTACTAGCAGCCGGGCTTAAAGAAATTACTGAGCTACCAACAGTGCTTAACCCTTCTAGTTTATTATAATATTGCTCTTCAAAAATAGGAGATGCCGGAACAAGCCTAATAGCTCTATAGTAGTCGCCATTGTATCTTACAATACTTCCATATTCAACTTTCTCGTCGGCCATCCAGTCGGCCCACTTGTCTTGGCCACTTGACCAATTTTGAGTTGTCCAGAATAAAAATTCTTTAGCACTAGTTTCCCAGTTAGTAATTTGGCTTAAGGTAGTATTAAAATCATCAAATATAAACCCTTCGTCTTTTAAATACTCGCCGTATCCCTGCAGGAAATCAACAACTTCTTGTATAGTTCTAAATTTAGTACCGTAAGGAACTACCAATGCATCAGTTCGGTCCCATAGTTTTCTAAAAATAGCGTCTCGGCCGCCAGTAATAGGTAATTTAGCAAGCCCTTGGAAATTCTTAGGTTCGAAGGTAGCTGTTGACAAATGAGGAACTATTACTCTATAAAACTTATTGTTGTATGCAACAACTTTTTGCAATGTATATCGTTCGTTAGGAGACCACAAAACATAATTTTCAGAAATTCCGCCAACGTTAATTGGCAGGCCTGATTGTATCCACGCATAATATTTAAAGAAAGGTTGAGTTTTAGAATATCCCTTAACTTCAAAACCGTCTTGTAATTTTGTTATAATTACACCGCTGTATGTTAGCTTTTTAATGGGACTACTTGAATTTAAAACAACTTTATAGTTTTCTTGAGGAACAAAGACTCCGCCTACCGCAGTAGGATTCTTACTATCTAATAGTAAATTAAATTTTTCTTTACTTGTAAATCCACCAATTCGATAACTTAATTTAAAATTGAGATTGTCAAGGTCGTACAAATATTGATCGTAAGATTTTAAATTGTCACTTAGAATGTAATCTACAATATAGTTGATTACACCTGCTGTTTGACTACGGGTATCACTAGAATAAATGTTAGGTAGTACTACATCCCTCGGTGTTACTCGCAATCCAGAATCACTATAAATTAGTTGTCCTGTTAGATTTCTAACAACTCTTGATCTATCTAATAATAAACCAAATGTGCTTGCAGGCTTTAACAACATTGCTGTTAACAACACGCTAAACGGATAATAACTACTTCTGCGCCATGCGGCTTCAATAGGACTTACATCACCAAATACAAAGTCACCCTCAGACGCTTGGGTAATTAAACCAATAGCAGTATTAGAATATAAAGGGCTAACAAGATTTCCAGATTCGTCAACAGGTATACAATTGATCAAAAATGGTCGGGCAAATGTATAATTTCTTTCAACTGGTTTTCCAGGTTCTCTGATAACTCCGTCAGATAAATCTTGCCACATGATTTTATTATCGCTAGTATATGGTGCTGGTCCATATACAGTTTGCCACCATGTTGGTTCAAGAGAATAGCCCAACATTTCCCACGGGCAAATATTTGGACGGTCTGTGTCAAACATCCAACGATAGATTCCTCTCCAATATCCCGGAACTTCCCTTCCATCTGGGGCAGACTGTCCTCGATAGTTGAATGTCTTAGAATCATTTCTATTAAAACTTAGCGGTTTTGTAAAATCTCTATCAATTAAACTTGTCCATTTAAAAAAGTTAGGAGCGAGTACTTCATTAAATTCTGCTAACGAATAATCAGTGTTTCGAGAATATCCTGGAATAATATCATAGATATTAAAAATTTCTGGATTGTAATCTACTTTGATGTTATTAAAAATTCTCTTTTCTAATTCTAAAATTAAATTGTCTCTAAAGTCCCCGTAGGCTAATACTTGACTGCCGTCGTGACCTTGGATCATTACTCGGGGAGTAATTAAACTTGTATCAGTATAAATTTTAGGTTCGTATTTTGGCCAGATGCCTAACTTAGTAGGGGTTTGAGGAACAAAACATCCGTCGGTGTTATCATATTCATAGATTGTAACGATGTCATCATTTTGCAAACCAGAAATGATTTTTACAAACCCTTGGCTATCAAATACATAATCTTTTCCGTATATAAGTTGCACTGAGTTTAAGTACACACCTACACTCTTGTTAGATAACACATCTAAATCAAATACATTAGACAACGGATATGTTAAAATTCGATAATCAATAACTGTAAAGTCATTACGCACTGTGGAACCATAAGGAATCATATCACTAAAATAATAGGGAGATTTCTTTGGCTTGTCTTTGTTCAGGTCTTGTAAGATCAAATCAACATGCGTCTTAGGATCAGTGTCAATCCCTAAACTGATTGCCACTGTTAAAAAGTTTCGTTTAAACTGTCCGTATTCCTCTCTTGCCTGTTCAATAGCCCTAACAATATTATTTGAGCTAGAAGTAACATGGTACATGCCAAGACTCATAGGGCCGCTGTGTTGTACAAATTTTGTACCTAATGTAGTAACGTTTCCTAAGTCTCTTAAATTATTACTTCCTGGAAATGTACCAACAAACTTTGTAGAGTTGTCAATAATAGAATTTACGTGGTCGATTACTTCACCTAATGTAAAATCTTCCATTACCGCATTCAACGGATTATTTTGTAAGTTTACAGGAATCTCATAGTAACCGTTTTTGTTAATTGGCTGATTTGCAAACGCTTTAATAGTTAACACGTCTGATGTTTTAATATCAGTTGTTAGTAAAATCTTTTTATAAACTGCACCGTCAACGATTGTCCATAAGGATTTATCTAAACGAATACCGTTAATGTATACTCTAACTTCTAAATCGTCTAGGTTGTTTTTATTATCAAATATATCTAAACTAAAGTTGTTTGTTAAATTAGAATCTTTGTAAACTCTAATTGCCGGTTGATAATTATGATCAATCGTACTTGTTTGCCATCCGTTTTCGTAGGTTACAGTATTGTTACCCGCGGATTTAACCAAGTATCCAACGCTAATATTCTTTTGTAAAATCTTTTCTACTTGCTTATATTGGAAACTGTCAGTAACTGCATTAAAATTAAAAACAATATCACCAACGTTGCTAATATTTCTATAAGAAAGAGAAAATCCTAAAGATGCATCAGCAGTGCCTGTTCCAATTTTATATGAGAAAAGTTTTGTACCAACAAATGTTGAACCATCATATACAGATCTATCACTAAAACTATATCCGTTACTGTCAACAACATCAAATAATGGAGGCTGGTTTAATGAAATTTTATTTTGTGCAACAACCCAATCGCTACCGTTGAACCAACGCATAGTACCTTTATTGGCATCACCTTGTCTAATTACAACTACTTGATTTTCAACAGGAGCATTTATTTCTAATAAATGTATTTGTCTAACTCTAGTCTGTTTAACACTATCTTGCACATCAATAAAACTTACTTGATAAATTTTATTTTTAACAAGTATATCGTTGTCAGCTGTAAAAAGAACCTTGTGTCCATTTACTAACTGTACACCGTCAACGTTATAACCAATAGATCCTTCAATTGTTGAGAAGACATCTGTTGTAAATGTATCTACTAAGTCTACGTCTGGTGCAGACTCTAAACCAAAATTAAACAATTTAAGGTCAGCATCAAATTCAATAATTGGTCTTACTGCTCGGATATTTTGATTTAAGTCTGAAATCTTTCCGTTATATTCAGCACTCTTAGTAATAACATCTTGATGGAACCACTTGTTGTAGCGACTCCACGGGTTTCTATCTCTGCTGGCACGATTTATAACAATGTAATCAACTTGGCCTGAATAGACTGTAGCGTTACTAAACGGTAATGAGTCAAATGTTGTGTCGTCAAATAATACAGAAACTTCTGCAGAATAAGGTGTTATTAGTTCAAGATCGTTTTCTGCCACAAGACGAATTGCAGTTCCAACGCCTTCAACATAAAATTTCTTCTTAGCATATTCAGCGGGACTAACGTTGCCGCCAAACTCAATCTTCATACCGTTGCTTAAACTTGTACCGTTACTTAAAGTGTATGTTCTTTTTCCAATTACTTGTGACTCAACATCAATCTCAGTATTTTCTTTAATGTCTAATACTTGGAATACGCCGCCGAGGTCAATATTGTTTTCGCTAACATAAAATAGCACATCAGGACAATCGTCCGGTACTGTAAATGTAATTGTACCTTTTTCTACAGCAAAGTTATCAATAGAAAAGCCGTTATCAAATCTGTTATCGGTACTTCCTGATCGTAAAGTTTTAATACTAAAAGGTTCGCCGGGGCTATCTATTTCAAAATAGTATGTTTGCCCTCTATATAATTTTAATGTAGGGTTACGAGTTAGTCCATTAGGGGTAAACAAAAATGATTTGTCGTCTAATTCAATTTCTGTTGTAACAGTATATGTACTGGTAATTCTACGTTGTTGACCGTAGATAGTAACAATGTCAGGGCCGTAAGGTAGCCAGTAGTATTGTTGAAAGTTTACAAACTTATCCCAGTTAATATGCGGATCCCAAGAATAAAATTCTTGTTTGTTTAAACGACTATGATTTTTAACATTTGCGCCAAATACATTTAATTGGTTTATATAATCTTGATAGTCTTTAAAAAATTCAGTGTTACCCAATGTGTCGTCAATAGCAATGCCTGGCTCTAATTGGTAATTTTGTCTATCGCTTGTTGGGGCTGCGACAAATATATCTTCGCCGGTAGTTGCCTTAGCGTTTTTTCTTCCAACATATCCGTTAATCTTTTTAACAGTGCCTGGCTTAACCAATTGCTCAATAGTAGCCTGCAAGAATTTTTTATTCGACTCAGATCTATAAAATCTAGGAAGAAAATTAGAAATTCCGCTGTCGTTTGGGTTTGTGTTATCTGCCATATTATCTCTTTAACTACTTGTTATAGATTGTTGTCCAACTGCATTTGATGTAATAGTTGTTGAACTGATTGCTTTAATTGTACTTGCTGTTATACCTGAAATAACTTCAATGTCATCTACCGTTGCGCCGTTGATGAATAATTCATCTGTGCCTGCTTTAATTTCAAATAGACTACCAAAGTTTAATCCGTTAGCCTTAGGAACAATTACAAAGTTAGTAATGTTTGGTGCTAATTGATTCATAACATAAGTTGCCAACTCGCTAAAATAAAATGTATCGCCAAAGTCCCAGTTTTCTAAGACAAAGAATTGATTTATTGCCTGCAGAGCTTGTGCTTTGATATCATTATCAGATACAACCTGAGCAGTATTTTTAACTGCTTTAAATGTTGCTTGCACTTCGCTAGTAGCATTAACTCCAAATAAAACTTTATACTTTACAGGATGGTAAATGATTTCATCACTTATAGATTTAATTAAATTTAAACTAGGAGCAAGTGTGCTGTATAATGCATCACTGCTCGGCGGCAACGGTTCAGTTTTTCTAGCACCATTTAGATATTGTCTAAATTGTGTATCGTATGTTCGAGATAAAATAAACACATCGACAATGTTACTTGATCCTGGATCAATTCTTGATTCATAATCAGCATTGTGAATATATTGGAATTTTAAATTACTGCGGCCTAAATAAACTTTATAGTCTAACGAGGATTTTAATTGTGCAGTTGCTAACGTTAAACGTTTAACAATGCCAGTGTCAACAAAGTAAAAATACTGGCCGTCTGTCCAATCTAGGTAAGTTGTGATATCAGTTTCACTACTTAAAATTCTTACAATATTACTGCTGTTATCAATATAACGATAATCTTCTTGTCCTTGTGCAACTTCGTATCTTTCTAATACAATATACTTGGTTAACGGATCTCCAACTAGTGGTCCAACAATGTTGATAAAACTATCCGGATCATCAACTACACCGTTATCATCAGGATCTGCAAACGTGACAAGTATTTTCTTGTTATCAACGTAACCGTCTAGTCCTCTAAATTCAGAAACAATGTCCCAAGAATGATCATATGTAAAAGACGATATAGTGCTTGGTTTTGTGTTAATATTTAAAATTTTAATATTGTCTTTAACAATTGCATTTGATTTGCTATCATAAATTTTGTTTGTACTATCAAAGAAGAATCTAATTTGCTTGTCGCTTTCAAAAATATAACGCAATTCTCTACTAGTAACTGTGTAAAATTCATTATCAGTAGTAAACAATAGTAACCAGCTTGAGTCAAGTTGTTGATTGCTAACATCGCCCTGCTTACCTAAGCTAAATGATTTTTTAGAATCTAAGTTTGACTCAAATATAATTTGCCAGGCTTTTGATGTAGTGTCATAGCGAAGACCAAATGGTTTGTTAGAAAATATTAAATCAATCATTGAAGTTATCACCGAGTCATCAATTACTGTTCTCCACTTAGGGATAATTTGTGAAACACGGGGTGCAACACTAGAGTCGCCCGGGATAACTTCATTAAATTTAATAGGGCCAAAACCAGTTGATAGTAATCCAGTACCGTTAGCAGTACCGTCACCGCTAACTGAAACAACTTCAGACCAAATATAACTAACTGCGCCCAACTGAGTTGGTGTGCCTGCTTTTAAAGCGTTGTTATCAGTTGTATCAAAGTAGAATCCATCGGGTGCTACAAACTTTACCAACGAGCCTGCTTCAACATATTTCAAATCAGTTGCTGTAAACTGACCCACTTTGTAAGCTGTAAGGTCATAGGAATCACCAATATAACCAGTGCTCATGCCAGTGTCGGTTGTTTTGTTATACCAAGAGATATTCAAACTAGCAGTTGCTAATTTTAAAAATTTAGTATAATAGTAATTTCTTAAACTTTCTCTTTTAAGAATATCAAAGATTGTATTATAGATAATGCCTTCGATATCTGTTTTGTTTGCATAACTAAAACGAATTTTATCAGTAAACTCTTCTTGATACAACACACCATCATCGGCAAATAAATTTGTTGAACTGTATTTTCCTGTTGGATCAACTAGATCAAAATATCTACTAATGCCGCTTGATGAGCGATTAGTTGCTTTAATTTTTGCAACTTCTTGGCTTGCGGCCAACGGACTAATATTATAATCCTCTCCGGTAATCATACGATTTTGTGTATAATAATTTTGCGGAGCTTTAATTTTAATGTTAGTATTAGATTCTGCTGCCGAAGCATTTGATACACTAGTGTGTAAACTTAGAGTTACACTTAACGTTTCTAGTTGTCCTAGATGCGAAATATAAGGAATGCTAATAGAAATTCCTCGCATATCTTTAGGATTGATAGTGTATGTTATGCCGTTACTTGTTCTGTAATATGCACGGAATGTTCCTAACGGTAAATTACCAAAAGTACCATCACTGAACACTAAACTTATTCTGTCTCCCGTGCGGGTAACAACACCATATATGTTTCTAATATTTTTCTTTAAACTATTATAGATAATGTTGTTGCCTTCGAATGCAGGGACAGGCGTCCATGCTTCAGCTTCAGCACCGTTCTTATCTAATCTATACAACCATACATCTTCATTGTTGATACTAGTTGCATCAATATCAACAGATTCGTTATTGCTAGGTTGAGAAATTGCAAATGCACCAGTATTCAATGTACCCTGACGGAAATGTAAAAAGAAACCATTGCCACTACTTGATGCGCCCTTGCCGTCATCTCTGTACAAGAAGGCCATTTTATTACCAACTTTTGGTGCTTCTTCGTAAATGTAATCTTCGCCGTTGAATACTGTACTAACAACTTCAAAGTTCATGCTTCGGCCGTCGATAGTTTTAGTAAACCCGTATACCGGTACATCAGAATTTACTGCTTGGAAGCGATACTGCTCTGTCGGAATTCCGTAGATTGTTGCTTTGTCGTCTGGATTTCCAAACTGGCGGCTTGCGGGGATTGCGGCATTAATAATGCGGATAAACTGATCATACCAACTTGAGTTTGCAGGGTCGTTCCAAACAACCACTTGATTAGCCATGTTTCTACCATTACTATCAATAATAGTTTGACTAGTTTGTACGGATGTAAATTTTAATAGACCGTTAGCAGGGATGTTTCTTTTAGCATTATAGCTCAACATACGAGCTAAACGCAGGATTGACTCGCGGCGTTCTGCTAGTTCCAAGAAGTTTTCACGGGCATTTAAGTCAACACGGAAAGCTATGCTTTGGCCCAAGAACGCAATCATATCAATTAGGGCAAGGTATTCGCTAGACTCAATGTAATCGTTAAAATCTTCGGGATAATTTTGACGCAGATAGTTAATCATAGTACGACGAAGATTTTCAAAATCGTAACTTTGGAAGTCCGCATTGCGGAAGGTTTGATAAATTTTCTTCCAGTCCTCTGCTACTAGCAGTCTGTTTTGTCTATCTGTTGCGCTCATGATTTGTCCTATATCTAGTATTTATTGAATAAAATTATCAGGGTAGTTTATTGTGCAAGTAGACCATTCTGCTGATCAAACCGTAATTGCATACTCTGTGTGACGTTGTAGGGCAGGTATGTCAAGTGACATTGGATCTGAATTCCACTTTCGTACTGACTTACAATTACTTGATCTGCAACTACTCTTGGATCGTAATTAATGATGTCAGTAACATTACTAGTAATTAATTGCTTCAACTGGTCTGTTAAAGGTTCAAACAATACATCCCATATAATAGTGCCAAACTTAGGATTCATTAAACGTTCGCCCTGGCGAATATGGAAATGATTTAATAAGTCTTGCTGGATTAATTGCAAATCAAACAAGTGAAAGTTTTCAGTATCTGCACTGATGGTACTAAATCCTTTGTAAGTTTTAGGTCCCAATGCAGGCTGTTGTTTTGCAGCCTTTAAGACTACTTTATTGTATAGGTTAGCGTTTGAGCTCATTCTTCTTCCCCTTCAGGCGGTTCTTCTTCTTCACCTGCAACTTTTGCAAATGTGTCAGTTATTGTTGTGTATTTCTTAAACCATTCGGGCTCTGCCGGTGTCGGAGTGCCTGCTTTAGTCTTATCAGGTGTATATGACTCTGGATCTAAATTTTCATGATGCGCCCAGGGTTCTGTTTGAGGAACCCTGCCAGTCTTAGGGGCAGCGGCAGCAGCACCTGCAACTCCAGAGTTTAAATTAATATTACCACCATCTATTGAAGTATTGGCTGCTAAGATATTACAATCCCCGGCAGGATTTATATTTGTTGCGGCTCCCGATTTTATATTAATTGCGGCGCCCGATTGCTCGTTAATATTAGTAACAGCATTCATATTAATATTTGCACCTGCTGTAAGATTAATATCTCGTTTAGATGTAAAATTAATATCAGCTTCGCTGTGAACGCTTATGCTATCAGTAGAAAAAATATCAATCTTTCCGTTACTTGTTAACTCTATCCATGCTGTTCCGCGACTATTAGTAATATAAATTAAATCTTCGCTGTTATGCATTAGAATCTGGTGACCAGTTCTAGTTCTAATTCTTATTAGCTCGTTGTGCGGTATAGTTGGCTCTCCTCCGTCAGGGCCGTCTTGCTCTACTGATACATAGTCTGGTGGGCCTTCACCTGCAGGAGTTTTTCGAAGAAACTTATCATCGCCGTCATCCATTACAAATGTAGAGCCACCCAATCGACTAACGAACGCATTAACTTCTTTACCCTTTGTGCCAATCTTACCTTTAGTTGCACCGTCTTGCTTGTCAAGTGGTCCAGGGGTACTAATTCCAAAAACTGCACTAGGAGTCTCTCTTCTTGCACTACTTGTAGTAATACCTCTAATGTCGTCTTCTAACAATCCTTGATCGTCAAGCACTACCTCAAGAGGATGGGCTGCTTTTGGAATTTTTGTAGTATCAAGTCCAGGCTGTTCATTAACTGTTTTATTAAACTCTGCAACAGGGACACGTTCTTTATCAGTTGTTTTAGTATCTTCAACTGCAAAGCTAGTAGCTGCCAATCCCGGAGTCATAAAGTTCATATCGCCCGCCGGTACGCCGCCAATCCAATATCCATCCTTTGCATCACCGTTGATAAAGATTACTACTACAATGGTACCTACATCAGGAGGTACCATCCACATGCCGTAGCTTTTTTGAGTACTATTATAATCGTCTTCTTCACCTAAGTAGTCAGTACTAGTATATCCAAAAAATGGACTAATCATTTTTACTTGCTGTACTTGACCACTATCTCTACTATTGCCCGACGGACGTAATAATTCTACCAATAGCTTACCGCTATAGGTTGCATCAGTATGCCCTACCACTTTAGCAAGTTGAGGAAACCCTGTTGTATTTTGCGAGGGTTGGTCTTGCGACGGTCTTGATTCTGTATTTTGATCTGCCATTGTTTACCTTATTATGGTGCATCTGTGGAAGTTACATTTCCATCAGAGTCTGTTACTAGAGTCGATCCATCGTCCATTGTTTGAATGCTAGATCCGTCATCAAACACTTGTAGACCCGGTGTACCTTCTGAAGATAAATTACTTTCATATTCGTCAGTTCTTGGTGTGTTAGGTGTAGATGTTATCAACTTAGCAACATCAACTGGTGCTGTGCTGTCTTGCCCATATCGTCTAAACCCGTTTAGTACCTGAGTGAACTGTCCGTTTTTAAAACTACTTTTAACTGTTGTTAATTTGTACAACCCGCTAAACTGCTGTACTGCAACAGTATTGCCAAAGTCGTATAATCCGGTTGATTGATTTATGTCAATTGGTGTTCTAAAATTTACTACGCAATCAACTTCGCCGCTTTGGTAGTCAACAGACCCTTCGCTATTTAAATTTTTGTAATTACTAGATTGTGCGGTATAATTACCCATACCGCTACTATACAAGAAATATGGATCTCCAACTATTTCTAAATCTAAGTTTACTAAATCTTTTCCGTTCAATATTGCATCTTGAAATAACTTTGCTACTCGCACACCAGGAGTTTCTAAGCCGCCGCCGCCCTTACCATCTGTTGAAGTTTTTGTTAAACTATATGAAGCTTGAGTTGGAAGTTCTTCTCCGTTCGAAGGAGGTGAAGAACCTTTAGGTTGTTTAATATCAGATTCTTCTGAAGTTCCAGTTGACTCTTCTTCAGTTCGCCTAACGTCAGCATTTCTTCGACCATCATCAGCTGCCATCATTTGTTGGAACCCGTTTGCAATATCAATATTAAATCTAATGATGTCTACGTTCTTACCTGTATAGATATAATTGTATACTTTTACCGCTTGTTGTTTAAGTTGTTCAAATCCAGGTGCCGCTACGTTAGGAGGAGTAAATCTTCCAGAATGTACTTCGTAAGGAACTACTCTATAAACATACAATTTAGGTTTAACGCCAGTTGTAGATTCGTTGGCGGCAGAATCGATAGGAAACACTTGAGGATCAATTCTCCACCAATTGCGCATACCTTCCGACGTGACTGGTGTTCCTGCATCTAATGCTTTAGACGCAAACTCACTATTCAAAATAACGTTGTTTATAGAATTAGAAATATCACTGTTCTGCGGAAACTTAAAATCACTTTCTTCTGGGTCTATCTTTTGTTTGGCTCTTTCCATGATGCCTTTCTTTTCATTATAGACTTCGTCCATTTCTGTCATAGGAGTTGTTCCCCTACGGTCAAGACCAAACCCCATAGATGCTTTGCCAATAGCATTACAATCACCTGCTACCTGAACTGCACCGATAGCAGAATTTACTGCACTTAGCGCAACTCCTAACTTTTTAAAGATATCAGAATCTCCGGACTCACCTGCCGGAGTATCCGTTGCAGTACCGTCATCTTCCGGTGCATCATCTTCTGCCGAAGGAGTGCTTGCAGACGATGCAATATCGTCTGGGAATAAAATTAGATATTGATCAGCCACTGGGATAATGCCGTCTTCTTCTAAATCTTTTTGTCGTCTGTTTAGAACTGCCTGTAAACTGTTTTCTCCAGTTTGCAACATTTCTTGTACAGTCTTACCTTTAACAGTTACATCAGTTTTTAATGTAGATACTTGTTTACTGTGTGCTTGTTCGTTATATGCAAAAGCTGTGATATTATAAGTACTGCCTGCACCAGTAACGTTCATGCTGATATTAGTAAACTTAATTGGCAAATATCTAGTAGTCCCTGGAATCTTTTCTGGAATACCGTTTTGTTGATTACCCCTAAATTCGATCATTATAATAAAAGGTGCATCTCTAAAGTTACTATATCCAACTTCAAATGCAGCCTGTTGGCAGCTTTGCATAAACATGCCCATACTATACGGTTCAACAATTTTAAATTGAATGTTAGTTGCATTAGTATTGCCAGTCTTTCTTGAGTTACCAACAAATCCTTCAAATGTAAGTTCTGTCATAAAGAAGTCAAACTTACCATAAGGAGTTTGAACTCGATTGTTAGGCTCTGCATTTGCACTTTTTAAAATTAGTTTAGGACTAATGCCGGCCATGTAAGTATCATCAGGAAAATTCAATTCCTTAGTTGACAATACTCCTAAACTTAAAATATAATTGTAAGTTGCATAGTTATGAAGAACATTGGGTAACGGAAGTGATTGGTCAAATGTAGCAAGACTTTTACTTAATGATTTAAAAAATCCACCGACCGCGTCTGCAATGCCTCCTAGTGTTCCTGGGAAGGCTGCGGCAGCACCAGCTAGTACTCCTGTTAGGCCTGCGGCAGGGCCGGCGGCTTGAAAAACATTTTTAACTTTGCTGACAGCACTTGTAGCTGACGATATATCAAACATATTATAATCCTAATATAGTAAACAAAGTGCTTTTCTTAGGTATGTAAATTTGAGTGCCTGGCACAAAATCAAAAATAGGATCTTGAATAGTGTCAAGATTTCTTTGCGTAAACACCCACCATAGGCTAGGAGTTCCGTATAAGTCATACGATAATAAGTCGGGACGATTTGTATACTGTGCTTCTATAGTATATAAAAAATCATCAGGTTCGGCACTGACTGCTCTAATAGATAAAACATCTAAGTATCCTTGTTTTATCTTTGTAGTGTGCCACGGGCTGTTAGTTGCGTAAGTTGCCATATTAAATATATCCAGGTGTTCCGTTCATATAGCCACCTTGAACGAATTGTTGTAGGCTAAAGTTTCTAGCACTAGTTCTGCTGTATGCAGGTTCTACTGTCACTGTCATTTCGCTCTTTACTGGCACATATGTTGTGCCTCCACTTACTGTACCACCTAATCCAAATCCACCCATTAGACTAGATACGTCTCCAACACCGCCTGCAATTTTTCCAACAGTGTTTGCAATACCACCAATGGCGCCACCAAGGCCGCCTAATGCTCCGGCAAGACCGCCAATGCTATCTGCCAGACCGGTAACTGCACCTGCGGCACTTCCCTCAACACCGGTAGCAATATAGTCAGTATCATTCTTTAAAGATACTGAAAATTTTGTAATTACTACTGGCACATTCTTAAACACATAGTTGCCGTAACCATTTAACAAAACTAATGGAGGAGGATTACCAGCAATAAAATCACGACCTGTGAACATTTTGGACACAGATCTTAAATAATGCACCGCGGCAATCCAATACAATGCTTGACTAGCGTCTTCAACAAAGAACGGCGCTGTAATAGTTATTGCCCCGGGCTTACTATTTTCATAAGTTTGAAATGCAAAGTTTGTATGTACTGGACTAACAGGAGTGTACTTGGCACTTGATTCGATATTAATAGTCGGAGTGTATGGGAATATTAAACCGCCAGCATCTTTTAACGGTTTAAGAACCGGACTGCTTGAGAAAGCGGGCCAACTTGGTAAACTTAAACGGACACGCCAATCGTCACTGTTATTATCACTGCTAAACAATGATACTGCGGCCATTACGTTACCCACTAGTTCGCCGGCTGCTGGCAAATTAATAGAGCGTATACCCGCCATAATATCGCCGCCCTTGGCAAGATCTAATGCAGAGCTCAAGTTTCTAACAACTCCTGCTCCGCCGGATATTGCACCAAATGTACTTTGCGCGGCACCAATCTTAGATGTGATACCTGCGGCTGAATCGAATAATCCCATTTATTTCTCCATTGGCAAGTATTTATTTGACAAAATTATGTACATAGTTTATAATATACAAAAGAGGATTATTCCATGGCGACCAAAGTTAATTACCTAAACAACAAGGATATGTTGTTAGAAATACATAGATCAAAGAGCTCTTATTGTAGTTTTACAGACCCGATGTATCATCAATATGACATTATTTTGCCGAGTTTAGACAAAATAAACATACGTACGATAGCCGAAGCTAAAAGAAATCAGGCTAAAAGAATAGGTGATTTGGACTATAGTACTCGCAAAAAAGCAGGCGAAAAAGTCAAACAAGCTGACTGCGAAGTGGATTATAAGAAGATTCAAAAGACAGATTTAGTCTTTAGGATAATGAGTTTTGATCATATTCCAACTAACGCTATTCGTAAAAAGAATCCTAAAAGTACTGCTGATCGGCACGATAAAGTAAACTTTCCCCCGTTCCAACATTGGAAATTTAATGATGCAGATGAACTAATCTGCGTGGGTAAAAGTCATTGGAAAGGTCCGTTAGATACAGGACACTTTGATAAAGATGCAGGCTGTATTACTCCTACACTAGCCCGCATGATGATTAAACTATGTGAACGTTATGCTACAAGAGGTAATGTACGTGGATATACTTACAACGATGAAATGCGCGGCCAGGCTATATTACAACTTACTCAAATTGGTCTTCAGTTCGACGAAAGTAAGTCGGACAATCCTTTTGCTTATTTTACTGCCGCCGTTACTAACAGTTTTGTTAGAGTCATCAACATAGAAAAACGTAATCAAAATATACGAGACGATGTGTTAGAAATGAACGGAATGAATCCGTCATACTCACGCACGGGCGCAGGCGAACATGCCGCGGCACTAAAACGACACAATGAGGACATGGGCGAATGACAAATTTGTTTAAAAAAGTTGCGTGTTTCACAGACATCCACTTTGGCTTAAAATCTAATAGTTCAGTACATAATCAAGACTGTGAAGATTTTGTAGATTGGTATATTGCAAAAGCAAAGGAGGAAGGTTGTGACACTGGAATTTTTATGGGCGATTGGCATCACAATCGCAACAGTCTTAATATTACTACTATGGACTATAGCCTTAGAGCCCTTGAGAAACTGGGACAGGCTTTCGATAAGTTTTATTTCTTTCCTGGTAATCATGATCTTTACTACAAAGATAAGCGGGACATCCACAGCGTTGAATTCGGAAAGTATATTCCTGGCATCACTGTGGTACACGAGCCCACTACTATTGGTGACGTTACTTTATGTCCTTGGCTCGTTGGGGACGAATGGAAAACCATAGGCAAAAAAGGCGGCAAGTACATCTTTGGACACTTTGAATTACCTAGCTTCTTTATGAACGCTATGGTGCAAATGCCAGACCACGGTGAAATCCAATTAGACAGTTTTCAAAGCTATGAACTAGGATTTAGCGGACATTTCCACAAACGTCAGCAACGTCAAAATATGATTTATATTGGTAATGCATTTCCGCACAACTATGCAGATGCATGGGACGATGAACGTGGCATGATGATTTTAGAGTGGGGCGGTAAGCCAGAATATCATGCTTGGCCCGATCAACCTACGTTTAGAACGGTGAAACTGAGCCAGCTAATCGATGAAGCAGATGTTATAATTAAACCTAAGCAACACTTACGAGTCAGCTTGGACATTGATATTACATATGAAGAAGCTAGTTTTATTAAAGAAAAGTTTATTGCGGATTACAGCATTCGTGAACTTACTTTGATTACTGAAAAGAAAGATGTTGAAATTAATACCAACATCGATGTACAAGCGTTCGAGAGTGTAGATCAAATTGTGTCTAGTCAAATTGTAAACATTGAAAGTGATCAATTTGACAAAAACAAGTTGTTGGAAATTTACAATAGCCTATGATAAAGATTAAAGATTTAACTGTAAAGAATTTTATGAGTGTGGGTAATCAAACCCAGGCTGTTGACTTTGGAAGAGAACAACTAACCCTTGTGTTAGGTGAAAACTTAGATCAGGGCGGCGATGATAGCGGTAGTCGTAATGGTACGGGTAAAACTACTATCATTAATGCGTTAAGCTATGCACTTTACGGTACTGCGCTTACTAACATTAAAAAAGATAATTTGATCAACAAGATCAATAATAAAAATATGTTAGTCACGCTCACGTTTGAAAAAGACGGATTAGACTATCGTGTTGAAAGAGGACGTAAACCCAACATCCTAAAGTTCTTTGCAAACGACGAAGAACTATCCGCTGACGAAACTGACGATAGCCAGGGCGACATTAGAGAAACACAAAAAGACCTTGACGACCTATTAGGTATGAGTCACGACATGTTTAAAAACATTGTTGCGCTTAACACTTATTCAGAGCCGTTTTTGTCAATGAAAGCTAACGAACAGCGGATTATCATTGAACAGCTTTTAGGTATTACTCTACTAAGTGAAAAGGCAGAAGCACTTAAAGAGCTTGTAAAATCTACAAAAGATGACATATATCAAGAAACTGCAAACATTGAAGCGGCTAGAAAAAGCAACGAAAAAATTCAGGTTAGTATTGACAGTTTAGTCACTAGGCAAACTGCATGGAATAGCCAGCACGACAGCGATTTAGAAAAGATCGGTCGTGCTATTATTGAACTTGAAAATGTAGATATTGAACAAGAGTTAGAAGCACACGCTCAACTAAAAGTTTATACAGAGCAGGCTGCTCGTCTAAAGAGCCTCAACAAAGAACGAGCAACATTAGAAAGCGCGACAGCGCAAGCGGAGCGAAGCGTAAAAAAATACGCTAGCGAGCTTGCCGCCTTAGCAGGTAAAAAATGTCACGCTTGTGAACAGGATCTGCATGATCACAAACATGAAGAAATGTCTGCTACTGCTAATAAGCATTTAGATGAAGCACAAAAGTATGCAGACAAGGTGGCCAAAGACCTTGCTAAGATTACACGAGAAATTACTGCTATTGGTGAGCAAACTACTCGACCAGAAACATATTATGACACAGTTGAGCAAGCACTTAAACATCAGAATAATCTAAAAACATTAGAAACTAACCTTACAATCAAAGCAGGTGAAGTAGATCCTTATCAAGAGCAAATTGATGAATTACATCATACTGCCATGCAGGAGATTACATGGGATCGTGTAAACGAACTTACTGTACTCAAAGACCATCAAGAGTTCTTGTTAAAGTTATTGACCAGTAAAGACAGCTTTATTCGTAAGAAGATTATTGATCAAAACTTGGCCTATTTGAATAACCGCTTGACCTACTATCTCGACAAGATGGGCTTGCCGCATACAGTCATGTTCCAGAACGATCTTACTGTAGAAATTACACAGTTAGGGCAAGATCTAGACTTTGACAACTTATCTCGTGGTGAACGTAATCGTTTGATTCTTGGCTTGAGTTGGGCGTTCCGTGATGTGTGGGAATCCTTGTATCAGAATATCAACTTGTTGTTTATTGACGAATTGATTGACAACGGACTAGATGCATCGGGTGTAGAAAATGCTTTGGGTGTACTAAAGAAAATGGCACGTGAACGCAAGAAGAACATTTATTTGATCAGTCATAAAGATGAATTGATCGGGCGTGTGAATAACGTACTTAAAGTTATTAAAGAAAACGGATTTACCAGCTACGCAAATGATTTGGAGATTACTGAGTGATAAGAGAAGAAGATACGCATGATGAACTCATGCGTGCCTTTAGAGAATATTTTAAAGCCAACCAAGACTGGATCAATAAAGGTACAAGACGGGCTGGTCAAAACGCACGATTCTGGCTCAGTGAAATTAGGCGTATTGCTAAACAACGACGTTACAATATTATGGAATGGCGTTACGATTTAAACGAAAAAACCAAAGCTAAAAAGGCTCAAAAACAATCAGGCTCGCAGGATGATAGTGCTAACTAAAGCATGTCATGGACTTATCAAGGTAATTTAGTTGAAACACTTCCCGAGGAATGTATCGGCTTCGTATACTTGATAACAAATGTCATCTCTGGCAGGAAATACATAGGCAAAAAACTCGCCAAATTCTCAAAGACCACATATAAAACTGTGAAATTAAAGAATGGCACAAAGAAGAAAAAGAAGATACGCAGTAAGATCGATAGCGATTGGCGTGAGTACTACGGAAGTAGTCCTAATCTTCAAAAAGACATAGACTCACTAGGCACAGAAAACTTCACAAGAGAAATCCTATATTACTGCAACTCCAAGGCGCAATGCTCTTACATCGAGGCCAGAGAACAATTTTCCCGCAAAGTATTAGAATCAGACGACTATTATAACGGACATATTCAAGTTCGTGTACATGGCTCACATATATTAAAATCTTAGGCTAATCATACAGTTAGGGCTCGCACCGGCTAAAATCGGGTGCCGAACAGAAGAAACCTGGACATCGTGTCGCAGGGATCCGTAGACTTGCCGCTGTAAGCAAGCACTCAATCACTACCCGAAAGGATGTAGGTCGCAATTTGCCGCGGCTTGATTGTTTGAAAATAATTTTAATAGAGCTCAATGAGGGGAGAAATACCCCCGCGTTTATATAGTATGTTAGCGTATATTATATAAACCGCCGCCGTTTCCGTAAAAGGACAAGAACGTAGCTAGAGGTACAGGACGACCGCCTCGGTAATGCTATAACGCTAGTGACTGTAAGAACTCAGATAATGTGTTTTACTTTTTTTGCCCGTGCAAACGGGCAATTGTGACTGACGAATCTAGATAATATTTAAAGTGCTTCGCACTTAATAATAATTAAAATAAAACAATATGTGTTTGAGCGCAAGCGATAAACACAGATGAACGTAGTTCATCTTGAATAAATAAGAACACTGGGAATAGATATTATGAAAATATACGACATTATTAGCGAATCACGACTTGGAAATCCAGTTGTTGCTGAATTTATCAACACTATGTTGAAAGGAATGGCTTGGACTTTAGGAAGAGGTCCTCGTACAAAAGCTGCCGAAGAATTGGCTAGAGTATGGGCTAAAGAAATGATGGAGAACACAAAAGCTCCTGGAAAAGTAATATCATTTAAACCCGATCAAATTGAAAAAATCTTAGCTGATGCCAAATTAGATGTAGCATTAGCTGCCGACGAAGCTGTAAAAAAAGAAGGATATATGGCAGCTAGAAAGATTTATGTAGAAGCAGAAAATAAAGGTCTTTTAAAAGATGTTATTCAAGGTGTTAAAAATGTCTCTAATACTGTAGGCAAATATACTAACTGGGCGGCACAAACTGGTAAGTGGCTCACTAGAGTCTATATGTTGTATGGAGCTACCCAGCCGTGGATAGAATACAACTCTATATTAGAAGAAGCCGCAGAGCAAGCAAAAAACGGCGAAATGTCTGACAAAGAATTTGAAAAACTAGCACGTCAAGAATTTATTATCATGATAGGCAAACTTGCTGTAATATTACCAACACTTGGTGTATACACTACAGGTAAACTAGCGATGAAAGGTATTGAAGTAGGTTGGAAAGCGGCGTTAATTAGTAAACTAGAAAAAACCGGACCATGGGCAGCAACATTTACTAATTTAATTAAAACAGCTACGCCAGCGGCGTTAGCAGCCTTATACCATCTTATCAATTCGCCCGCTGGCGGTGCGTTATTTGCTTACTGGCTTACTAGTGCCGGCGGAACAGCGATCGGTAAAGGAGTAGAAGGCATATTTGAGCTAGCAGAAAAATCTGCTGAATTTGTGTCAAAATTTGAAAGCATATTACAACCTGGTGCATCTAGTAGCACTACTGCGCAATCCGAAAGACCTGCACAATCTGGCCAACAAGCTCAACCGGCAGTAGTAGGTAATACACCTAGTGGCGCAACAGTATCCGGTGATTGGAAATAATCATGACTCGTAAAGTAACTATTACTTTTGACGATGATACTCAAAAGGTATATACCGGTGTACCAGATAGCTCAACACCTGCTATGATTGAAGAAGCTGTGAAGAAAGAATATCCTAATAAAAAGATTAAAAATATTCACGGTGAAAAAGAAGGTGGCGCACAACCTGCTAAACCTGATCCAAAGAAAGATATTGGCGGAACTTCAACTCCTCCTGAAAAGAAAGATGACAAAGAAGGCATGCCTCAGCAGGACTACAGCAAAGATTATCCTGATCGTTACACTCCACCAGGTATGATCCGTAACAAACGTGGTAATTTAGTTTACTATTAAAGCAACGGCATTCTTGATTCAATAGTTGCTTCAACGTTTTCTTTGATAATTGCGTTGAGCATATCTCGATCTTCGAACGAATAGACATGCAGTAAGTCTTCCATACTTACTCCGCCTCGCATGTACCAACTTGTTTTGAACAAGTCTTTTTTAAATTGTTTGTTTTCGTTGTCTAGCCTGACGAGATATTCAGAAATTTCTTCGTCAGAGTACCTAATCAGGCGTTGGCGAAAAAATTTGATTGATCCATTTCAACTCTAATTGAATTTTCAGCACCGCACTCTTCGCAAGCTACAGTCATTACTGGTGATTTCCACGCATCTGTATTTTGGTCAATAACTCGTTTAATACTGTCAAAAGTTGATTTGTCGGCATTGTTTAACCAATCAATAATAAACACTCGATCGCTAACTGCTCCCTCGGGTGTATCAATAGCATCAATACCGGCTGCAAAAATTTCATTACGTAGTAGTCCTAATTTCTTATAAAGATCACCGACTACTTTTTGACGGTCTAGCTCATCTGGTAGTTCCATAGATTTCTGTAATGTTTTCTGCATTTCGTAATTCTTTAATGCAAACTCGCTTACTTGTTTATAAGTTAACGGTTGCAATTTAACAATTAGGTTATCAATAATGACTTTATTTTCGTATACACATTTACTAAAGTGTTCAATAATTTGACCAATTTCGACATCATATGTATTTTCGTGATCACATGCTGAACATACATTAGTTACACCCATTTGATTACCAAATGTTGCAACTCTAATTGCAGATAACACTAGGTCAGTATCAAGATTTGATAGTTGCCATGCATCTTTAATTGCGGGACAGCACGACTCGATTACTTTAACTACGCTGTCGCCCGTTAACAGCGCATCAGGAGTCTTCATAATAATTTCGTCCATGCCTGTCATGCCGTAAACGGGCAAGTTTGATACATCGCCTTGAATGACACCTGGTAAGTTGTAAATGCCTTTAGAAGGCAAACTTATAAAAATTTTAGGTTGTCTAAAGTACTTCTGTAACGGATTTATGCTCATGTTTAACTCCAGATAAATATATTATACGTATTTATATACGCACATTTTAGGGATTTTTATTATGGCAGATCCAGTCACATACGACCAGATGCGTGATCTTCTTAGAGATCAGGGCACTCATATAGCCAATCTTATGAAGAACGGTGGAAGCCCTGGTGGCAATTTTACGCCTAAACCCTCATCAGGAGGAGGTGGAGGTGGTATTGCTACTGGATTAGGAAGTATAATAACTGGTGGTATTGACGTATTAGGAACAGCCGCTCAAGAAGCAGCCGGTGCAGTTGGATCATTAGGCACCGGCGCATATACAGCTAGAGATGCACTGACTAGTTTTGGCAACGTATTAGGATCAGTTGCTCCGGGACTAGGTACTGTATTTGGTAAAATGAGTGGCGCAGTATTAGATGCAAATGATCGAATGCGAGAAACTGCTAAAGTTGGTGTTGACTTTGCAGGTGATTTAGGTAAAGCTAATAAAGCAGTTGTAGATTCAGGAGCAAGTCAGCAACAATTTGCTGATGAGATGCGTAAAAATGCATCTTCATATTCTGGCATGGGTCCAACTATGAATAAGGCAATAGAGAATGTGTTGGGATTCTCTAGAGACTTACAAGAAACACCAGCTATTGAAATGATGAAAGCGGCAGGTACTACGCAACAAGAAGTTGCAGAACTTGCAATGATTTCTATGAAAGAGCGTAGAGGTCTTGATTTAAACGATAAAGCCGCTAGACAAAATATGTTAGATAACACTATTGCGTTATCTGGCGAGATGAATGAAGTTGCAAGACTAACCGGTGTAAGTCGCCAAGAACAAATGGCTAAGTTAGCCAAAGACAAAGAAAATGTCATGGTTCAAGCCGAACTAATGGGCATGGATAAAGATGCAACTAATCGATATGACTTACTAAAAACAAAATTAGGACCACTAGGCGACAGTGTAAGCAAGTTAGCTGATGAAATTTTTACAGGCGGTGTTAGAACTAAAGAAGGTTCTGACCGTATGGCAGCACTTGGTCCAGCAGGTCGCGCATTTGAACAAGCAGTTTTAGCGCAGAAGAATGCAACTACTCAAGCACAGAAAGATGCTGCCAATGCCGCAATGGAACGAGCTAAAGCAGACATTGCCGCATATCAAAAGTCTGAACAGTATCTAAGTCAAGTTAAGTTAGACAGAAGTTCTGTAGGTGACGAAGCTCGTAAGATGATGTCTGAGAATAAAGAACTCAAAGGTCGTCAAACTGCTGAAGCTACTGCTAACGCGGCAGCTGAAAAAGAAGGTCGTCCGGCAGCAACTGCCGCAGAAATACAAGCCGCAAGAAAAGAAACAGTCAAACAGGATACTGCTAGAGTCGGCCCAGACGGCAAACCATTAGCTGGATCTGAAGTTAGTAGTGCCATAAACAATCTTGATCAACGCTTATACCAAGAAAGTAAACAACTAGCAGATGTTTTTAAAGAAATAAACACAGCCGCTGGTAAAACTATCCAAGGAACAACTCCTGGTCAGACACTTAAACAAGGGTTAAACCCTCGTGTCGAACGCAATGGTGAAATGATTAATCGATCTGAGATCCCTGATGCAACTGGTATTGGATATCTAAGACAACAAGGCAATTCAATTTTTGATGCAGCGACAGGACAAGCATCTGAGCTTCAACGACCTGAAGCTAATCCTATCGACCGCCGCAGGCCAAAAGCTAAAGCAGACGGTGGCCCAGTTGAACCAAATACTCCATACTGGGTAGGTGAAGAAGGTCCTGAATTAATGATGCCAGAAGGTGCAGGTAACATTATACCTACTGATAAGATTAAAGACATGTCAAAGGAAGCAATTCCTTTTGATGATATTAACAAAATTCTAGGCGACATGCCTAAGATGATGCAAACTTCAATGCCAGACTTTAGTACACTATTTGATTCGATGCCCGATCTAGCTTCGTTGTTATCTGACAAGTTACCAAATCAAACAGACTTTGCAAACCTAATGCCAGATATGAACGGCATGTTTGGAGATTTTATGCCTAGCGAAGCTGACTTTGCAAACCTAATGCCAGATATGAATAATATGTTTAACGACATTATGCCAAGTGAAGCTGATATGGCAGATATGATGCCAGACTTTGATAGCATGTTTAATGATCTAGCAACTATTAGCCCACTGTCGTCTAATGAAAGTTTGAACATGCCAGATGTTGGACCTCCTCCTAGTGCCAAATCTAAAGGAACTTCTTATGATGATTTTGGCAACGAAGTAAGCTCAACTGCACCAACAGAAGAAGAAAAACAAAGTATGATGGCTAGGGCTGAACCTACTGATGGTGCTACTCTATCTGACCTCAAAGAACAGTTAGTTCAGTTAAATACTGCTGTAATGGAATTAGTATCACACTCTGCCCAAACAGCAGAAAATTCCGGTGCTACAGTAAGAGCTACTAAAGATCTCAACGGGAACCTATTCGCATAATGAGCTGGAAAAAATATTTCACACCTGTACCTGTAGGAAGCAGTTCGAATCTCTCTCCTATGGGTAATTCGAGCAACCCAGGCCCAGCGAGAACTAACTATTCTAGCTATTTGCCTGATGTATACACAGGAAGTCCTAACAGACTAGAACGTTATCAGCAGTATGAAACAATGGATAGCGATCCAGAAATCAATGCGGCTCTAGACATTCTTGCAGAATTCTGCACACAAAAATTAAAAGACGGCCAAAGTGCATTTAAAATTAACTGGCGTCACAAAGCAACTAATAGTGAAGTTCGTATTCTAAGTGAATATTTGCAACACTGGAACAAGTTAAACCAATTTGATACACGTATCTTCCGTGTTGTACGTAATACATTTAAGTTTGGAGACTGTTTCTTCATTCGCGATCCTGAAACACAGCAATGGGTTTATGTAGATGCCGGCAAAGTTACTAAAATTATTGTAAATGAAAGCGATGGCAAGAAGCCTGAACAGTACATTATTAAAGATTTGAATCCTAACTTTCAAAATTTAGTAGTTACACAGATTACAACAACTATTAAAAGTACTAATCCAGCAGGCGGGGCACAAGGTAGCAACTATGTTACTGGTGGTGCAGCCAATAGAGGTGCTGTGGGAGCATATCCACAATCTAACAGTACACGTTTTGGTATGATGGAAGGCGAATACGCCATCGATGCAAAGCACGTTATACATCTAAGTTTGTCAGAAGGACTGGATAATAACTATCCGTTTGGTAACAGCTTACTTGAAAACGTATTCAAAGTATACAAACAGAAAGAATTACTAGAAGATGCTATTCTAATCTATCGTATACAACGTGCTCCAGAACGCAGAGTATTCCATATTGACGTAGGTAATATGCCAAGTCACTTGGCTATGGCATTCGTAGAACGTGTTAAAAATGAAATTCACCAACGTAGAATTCCTAGCCAAACAGGCGGTGGTGCTAATGTAATTGATTCAAGCTACAACCCGTTGTCAATTAATGAAGATTATTTCTTCCCAACAACAGCAGAAGGTCGTGGAAGTAAAGTAGAAACACTACCAGGCGGTACTAACTTAGGTGAAATTGATGACTTAAAGTACTTTACTAACAAGTTATTCCGTGGTTTACGTATTCCATCAAGCTATTTGCCAACAGGCGCAGATGATAGCCAAGCATCATATAATGACGGTCGCGTTGGCACAGCTTATATTCAAGAACTACGTTTTAACAAGTACTGCGAACGCTTACAAAGTCTAATACAACAGATATTTGATCAAGAATTTAAGTTGTATATGTATTCTCGTGGTGTGAATATTGATGCTAACTTGTTTGAATTGGTGTTTAATCCGCCTTTAAACTTTGCAAGTTCACGTCAAGCGGCACTAGATACAGAGCGTATTAATACATTTAACACCATTCAAGCAGTGCCGTTTATGTCAAAACGCTTTGCACTAAGACGATTTCTTGGACTTTCAGACGAAGAGATTGCGGAAAACGAACGTATGTGGGGCGAAGAGCAAGGCAAAGGCCAACCAACGCATACAGATGCCGCTGGAGAGATGCGTTCAGCAGGATTAAGTGCAGCCGGTATTGAAGGCGATATTGCTAACTTTGAAGATTTAACAGCACCAGATGATGTAGCAGGCGGAGATGATACTGCTGCCCCTGCAGGTGGAGCACCAGCAGCCCCTGCAACACCACCTGCAGGATAAATATCTTTATGATATTGAGAGAATTATTCTATATTGATCCTGATACACAAAAAGTTTCAAACGATCTTCGTTATGATGCTAAACGTGATGTATCTCAAATGAAACGTGATGATACACGCAAGACTCGTCTCACGTTACAACAGATCAATCAGCTAAGAAAAGCAAGTGAAGCACACTTTTTAGAACAAGAATCTGAGTTAAGTTTCATAAACACAATGTACGCAACACCTCCGGCACCGGCGGCATAATTGCATCTTTTTAAAAAATAGTCGTAAACTGACTGTTTTTAGTCTATATCTATGCACTTTTTTCACAATAGTGTAAATATATTACAGCCTTGTAACCAATAAACACAGGAGAATCACATGACTGATCGTAAAAAATTCGAGCAGATGCTCGAGCTTCTAATCAATGAAGAAACCGAAAAAGCGAAAGAACTATTCCACGACATCGTCGTAGAGAAGTCACGCGAAATCTATGAAAGCCTTTTAGAATCAGACTTCGAAGAAGTTGCTGAAGAAGGTGCAGAAGAAGAAGAAATGCCAGTCGAGGCATTTGGCGACGAAGAAAGCGCCGATGAACCAGCAGATGACGCTGGCGACGAAGAAGGTGATGACGAATTCGGCGGCGACGATATGGGCGACGAAGAAGGCGGTGAAGACCTTTCTGATGAAGAACAAACAGATCGTATTATGGATCTAGAAGACGCATTAGAAGAATTAAAAGCAGAATTTGAACAGCTAATGGCTGGTGACGAAGGCGGCGACGAGTTCGGCGGCGACGACATGGGTGGTGATATCGGTGGCGATGCTACTGATGATTTTATGAGCGATGTTGAAGACGAACCAATGGATGAGTTCGCATTTGAAGAAGCTGAAGAAGAAGAAGCGGATATGGAAGAATCAATGATCCGTGAATACGTAGACAAAGTTGCTCTACCAAAGCATGGTGATAATGGTTCTAACACAAAGAGCCCAGTAGCTGGCAAAAATGATATGGGTGGTACAACTTCCAATATCGTTAAAGGTGGCGAAAGCACAACTGGCGGCACAACAGGCGGTTTATTAAAGCCAACAACTTCTAAACAAGATGGCGGCAATGTAAACGTTCCAGGTGGCAAAGGTGCAACTAAGCTCAAGCCTGTTAGTAAAGGTCACGGCGCAGAGAAGAAAGGCTCCGGCGACAATGGTGCTAACACAAAGAGCATAATTGGATCAAGAAAATAAGATGAGAAATCATCTCCGAGAAAATTTAAGCTTCACTGAAGCAAAAATTGTCGTCGAGTCTGATGACAAAGACGGGAAGAGCTTATACATGTCCGGGATTTGTATCCAGGGCGGTATACGTAACGCTAACCAGCGTGTTTACCCTGTGAATGAGATTGGCAAGGCTGTCAAAACCCTGAACGATCAGATTCAAAACGG